TTTCCAGACCCAGCAGCAGACCCAGCCGCAGACCCAGCCGCAGACCCAGCCGCAGACCCAGCAGCAGACCCAGCCGCAGCAGCCTCCTTTTTCATATTATCAATTAAGAAAGAATCCAACACATAGTTGCTGAGCGGTTGTTGCTGTGCCGTTGACCGAGTGCGCGGCGCTGACGCAGGTGATTTTTTCATCGTTGCACCTCTAACTTCATCCGCCGCCACCAACTTTTTCGCACCGCCAAAATATTTCGTAAAGAAACTCGCTTTATCTGCAGCACTACACTGCCCAAGAGCATCACCAAACAGTAAGCCAGCGGCCACATTTTCTCGCCACGTAATTGCCTTGTCACGATCACTTGGACAATGGGCCAGTGTACCACTATCAATTCCTGGCATCTGTTCCAACACAATTCCAAACATCTGGGAAATAGGATTCTGTAGTTGATGCTCAATGTAGAATTTGTAGTCAGGAATCAGTCCTTTTTCACGGACAAATGCAGGTGTCTCAATCCTATCACCCTGCAACTTGGCCTCCAGTTGCCCTACCACTGGTTTGATGTAGACGAATCCAATCCTATCCCCACTTGCTGGTGCATTACCTGGATCTCGTGCCGTAATACGATCCGCAAGTGCCTTATGTGCAATGCGTGAAGGATCTGCATAATCTGCGCGCAGAGACTTGGTGATTGTGAGCTGACCCAGACTCACTTTTCCAGAAACCAGATTTGCCGTCATTTCTTTCACCAGCGCCGTGGCTCCAACCACATCTTTCTCCAGCAGAAGCTTTTTCATAGCGGCACCGAAAATCGTCTTAACGATCGGCGCATTGTCCCGACGCTTCAGAGCAATGCCCATATATTTGTAGACAAAGTCGTCAGCATTTTCCTCAAACATCAGCCCCGCATAGCGCTTCTTACTGAACATCAGCATTGGGTCAAAGATCTTGTCAAACTCAAAATCGTGCGGCGGTTTCAGAATTTTCGTCACCATTTTTCCAGCCTCCGCCGTCAGATCTATTACCGCCTGACGTGCCTCTCTTCCCTCCAGTGGCGCTCCTGTCTCCGCGCAGACGGGATTGAATTCCACAAACAACGAATCCGTGTCTCCATACATAATTTTCGCTGTGCAACGCACGGTCCGCTGACCATCACACACTTTCAACACTCTATCACCACCCCCATAGAATCGCTCAATAATCGCCTTCGCTGTCATAATCTGCTTGCGCCCATACGCGGTAACAGATGCAGCCAAGTGTTGCAGACGAATCTTGAATGTTCCACTCCCCAGCTGGCCATAGAGTGAATTGCCCGTCAACTTGTACGCCAACTGCTCAGCGTCCAGAAGTGCTTTCCGCTCAGGATCCGTCTCGCGTTCAGCCTCCTTTCTCTTCGCCTTGCGGGCAGCAAGAAGACTGCGAATAATTTCTGGAAGAGTGGATTTCGTTCCGTCCAACGGCTGCGCATATCTGCAGATTCGCCGTCCACTTTTCACTTTCACAGGATGCTTTCGCTTGTCTGCAGGATCAGGACGCCAAATATCAAATTCAATGTCCGTATATTCATATCCCTCCTCTTCTGCCCAGCGATCTGAACCGAACTGCACACAGATCAACTTTCCATCATATGTGTAATCTTTCACCCAGACCAGAGAATCGTGAGAAATGTTCTCGGACTCAATGGTGGAAGGATATAGGGATGCAAAATCTGCGACTCCAATGGGTGATCGGCAGTAAAATCCAGGTTCAGGATCCAGAACAATCGCCCCCTCATAGCTATCTTCCATTATTACCTGACCGTCCTCTCCAACAGCTCCAGGCTGTCGCGGCGCGGGAAGAACAGGAATCAAGATTCCACGGCTTCGGCAAACCTTGAAAATGAGTGATTCGGCCTTGATTCCCTGACCGCGCACAAAGATATAGTTGATTGGAACAGAACATACATTCGCCATAGACATTGCATTATTGAAAGTCTCCAGTTTCTTGTACAGCTCCAGCACCAGATCGCAATCCTGCAGACAGTAGCGTCCAATTACGGCACGGTCTGTCGCCGATCCACGATGCAGACGGAAAATATCCTGTGGACTGACATCATCTTTTACCACGACCCACTTTTGCGCATCCGTCAGTTCACTGAGCTCTTCAACGTCTCCATCAAATCGCACTACAATCTTGCCGCCACCTACATCCACTTCTTCCACCACCATTTTTTCGGTCAGCGATTCACCTACGCCGTCTAGGAGGCAGATGGCTCGCCCAATTCGCACATCTTTCACTGCTCCTGCCGCACTTAGATTCAGCCTCTTGCCATCTTCACTCGCTGTCACTTTCTTGAGTTTGCCAGACATATAGTTTTTCGTAACTTCGTCCAACTTATAACTTGGAAGAACCGCATTTCGGCGAATATAGTGATACAGATCAATCTGCAGACGTCCCTGTGTAGACCACATATACAGATAATTGTCACCCATAGCCGACGAACTCAAGAATTTTTCTTCCAGTTTTACGCCGCCACCTTTGCCCGCGCCCCCGCCGCCGCTGCCGATGAGCCGATTCAGTTTATGAACTGCAGTTCCTTCGCCCAGACAACCAAGTTCCTGTCCTCTTTCCCAGAGATATTTCTCGTCAAAACCGAACACGTTGTATCCGAGAAGAATATCTGGATTTATCTGAGCCAGCCATTTAAAGAAGCCAACAATCATTGCCTTTTCGTTCGCGAAGCAATGCACGGATGCACCGTCCCATTTGTCGCACTCTGGCCACACGAAGAGATGACGGTCAACTTTCTTGTAATCCGTGGTAAGAACAACACCGATCTGAATGACTGGATCTCCGTGGGGCTCCAACCATCCACGAATATCGTGTTCCACCTCTGCCGTGGTTGCTGAACCTCGTGCACCAATACTGGCCAGAGCTCTATCAAGACCTGCCCGTGCGCCCTTGACTGTGAATACGCCCGCCTCAATCAATCGCTCCACTGTCTCGCGCATTTCAACGGGTCGCCCTGCCACTTTCTCAAGAGCCTTCTGCAGATTTCCCCACGCACCATCCTTCTTGGCGATAGGGAACTCACCCGTTGCAGAATAACACTCTATATCCCAAGAGGCAATACAGAAGGGTGCAGATGCACGCGGTGGACTGAGGCACGGCTCCACAAGACTGCTATCACACGATAAAGTCAGCACACCCTCTTCCTCGTCGGCCGCATCCATACCATCTTCAATCTGTACCCAGCCACACGGGGCAAGATTTTGCACGTGAAGGAAGCGGAGCATTGGATCAATGTTCGCCTCAAACACTTCAGGTGCTTCGCGTCCGAATACGCCTCCGAGAGGTTTGGAAATGGCTGGACACATCTTGTCATTTAAGAACATTCCTCGCACCTCTCGCCACTGTGCCTGACTGGCGAAGCTGATTTCTACGAAGGGTCGCTTCATTCGTGCACTGAAACCGAAGAAACTCTCTTTTTCAACGCGATCAAATGTACAATTCTCAACGTCTACTCCGTTTTGGCGCAAATAGTTCTGAATGAGCTCAATCGCCTCCGCACTGGCCTTTGCTGTAGTGCAAGAGTTAGGAAGTGCAATATAGAACGTTGGACGAAATCCTACGGCATCTACGCGAACTGCGCGACCGTCGGCTGTCTTTCCAAAGAAATGCACGACATATTCACGACGTGCAGTCTTGCCATTATTTCGTCGTCCTGCAGCGCTGCGAACGCTGCCTCCGCTGCCCCTGCCCCGTGTTTGAAATTCTTCATCAGAGTTATCTTCCTCCGCACCTGCTGCATCGTATCCCACTTTCCGTCCAACTTCAGTCTCCTCGTATATGAACTGGTCTCTGCTCTGCAGATCAAGAAGATGAAACACTAATGATGACATCTTGGCGCGTATCAATTACTGCCTCTACCTAACTTGTTCAAATTTAAATAGCTTCTATTATTAGTAGTTTGCTGGGAATGCCTGCACCTTTATCAATTTTCAACCAGCCAAATCAGCCAAAACTCTTTTCCAGCTGGCCAGGTGGCGTGGGAGCACCCGATGTTCCTATACCACTGGCAGGCGGTCGTAGGCGGCGCACACATCACAAGCGGAAGTCACATCGCCGTAACCGCACGATGCATCGTCGTCGTAGATAATTGCGGGTAATAGAAGAGATGTCGTGGTATCCTCAACAGCCCCAACAACCCCATCAGCCCCATCAGCCCCATCAGCCCCATCAGCCCCATCAGGTTGTACAGAATCCTGACGGTACAGCAGCTCTTTTAGTGCCTTCCGTACCACAACAAGCACAACAATACATCATACCGCATATTAGTACTCTTGTTATTCCGTGTCCTCGGTGCAAAATACATCTGCAGACACAAACACCAGCGTTCAAATGCCCGTGTGGCCAATTTATACTATTGCGGTATTAGGCTACAGCCTCTCCATCAAACGGATCAAAAGCCTAAAGAATAACTAATTTCATAGATAAATGGAAAATGAACAAAAACTAAAATACCTATTTCAAAATATTCAGGATGCCACAGAAATTAGCTATAGCCGTGGTCAGATTGAGAGGCTATTGGAGGAATATTCCTGTATAGGATGTTCTAATAATTGTCTGAATAGGGAGGAAGGCGAGGTGTATTGTGAAGATTGCTACAAATGTGGATGTTCAAAATGTGCTTCTAATTGTGACTTTGATTGTGATTGGCTTCATAGTCATAGTCTATACAAAGAAGAATTGGAAAAGAAACTTTTGAAAACGATTCAAGAAAGTCATTTAGGGGCAGAGACGTGGGCATCTGTAGTGTCTGTAGACTTTATTCGTAAATATTTTCCATATTCTGAAAATAGAGAAATATGGAAAAAATATGTATTTCAAGATGGAGTAAAAATGCATTTGCCACAAAATATGGGTTGGGACAGTCTAATTGAATCCGATAAACGTTTCTTTTACAATCCACAGGAAACCCACAAGAATTTTGCTCATAATTATAATATAATGAGAATTATGGCAGGAATGAGTTCTTTGAACTATTCTAGTTGATTTATTTTCGTTAGACCCGTGAACATTTTCAAATGTTCGCGGGTCTAAAATATGCACTTGTCTAAATTATAATGAATCAATCGCCATCAAGTTTCTGCACAATTGCAACATATCCGTGTGCCTCAGAACTTGTAGGGCATTTATATTCTTTATCTCTATATCATCCAAATGCGCCAGTTATCTGTCTAGTAGATACAAAGACAAAGGCAATTATTGAGAATCTTACACTACCGCCTAGACTGAATATTCAACTATTCCCTATACTTGATCAATATACAATAAAAACAAGACAAGAAATGGAAAAAGATGGGACTTGGGCAGAATTTCAAATGAGCAAAGCCACCGCTATTGAAATTGCTCTACAATCTTATAATGATACACTTTTTCTTGATTCAGATATATATGTGTTAAATAAAATATATGTTAATCCTACTAAACAGTTAGGTGTTTCTCCACACTTTATCAAAAAAGAAGATGAAGATAAATTTGGTAAATATAATGGTGGAGTTCTATGGACCAACAATAGTTCTGTTCCAAATGATTGGCGCGAATTTACTAAAAGATCGCGATTCTATGATCAAGCTAGTATTGAAGATTTAGTTGGGAAATATGAATATTTTGAATTTGATAAATCATATAATTTCAGTTGGTGGAGAGTGTTTCAATCAGATATTTCCCCACGTGATATTCTTAAAAATATATCACTATCAGAAACTGATATTTTATATAATAATGTACCCATTAAATTCGTGCATACCCATTTTAACAGACAAAATCAGTTCAATGATATTATACTTTCCCTATTGACAAAATTAAAAAGATATACTGATCTTCTTATTATTCAAAGAATTATAGATGAATATTGGACAATTTATGTTCCAAAACAACCACAAAATGAACCGTGGTCACATAAAAATGACAGTTTTAGAGAACTATGTGTACTTATTCAAAAGAATAATAAAGGTGTTGTTATAAAACACGAGCCAACGATTCATCACTGCTATCTTGGTACAAAATCTATATTATTATATGATAGACCAACATTGCAATGGTTTGATGCCGACGCTGCTCAAGCATTTTGTATTTATCTTGGCAATAATGATATTGAAAATGAGGGAAAAGTAATATCAAAATCTACAACCGCAGTAGTGCGACCTTGGACTTTTTGGGCCCGAAGGCCACTAGTACTTGAAACACTTCTTGCAACAGGGTTAGGGTCAAAAACATTTTCACAGCGATGCCATTCTATTTTTATAGGAAATATTGAAAATGGTGTTCAAGAAAAATACAGAAATAATCCTAATTGGGTAAAACATATTGAGGAATTTCATTGCACAAAAGGTTCTAAATATTTGTTCAATCCGAAGGAATATTTAGAAAAAATATCATCAGCTAAATATGGGCTCTGTCTACGTGGATTTGGCAGTAAATGCCATAGGGAAATTGAATTAATGTCTGTAGGAACAGTCCCACTTATAACACCTGATGTAGATGTACATTCATACCTATCACCCTTGATTGAAAACGTTCATTATCTTTCTGTAACCTGCCCTGAAGATATTCAACAGATTGCAAATTTATCTGAAAAGAAATGGACTGAAATGTCTGAAGCATGTAAAGAATGGTATTTCAAAAATGCTCATTCTTCAAATATGTTTAGAAATCTGCTATCAGATATTATTTACAAATCTAATGACGCTTAGCCCCCTTTTTACCTGCGCGGCGTGTACTGCGACGACGACGACGGCTCATCGCAGCCGCAGCCAGCCCCACGAGAACAGCAGCAGGTGCAATACGACTGGCAGATCGTGCAAGAGCATTATACAAACTTCCACCTGTCTGCGGTGAAACACTCTCGCCCATCGGTTCCCCAGTTGGAGGTGAGACTGGCTCAACCACTTTCGGAATATTTAAGATCTCTTCTTCAGACATATTTCCAGCAGTATTCTTCAGACTTGTGTTCAACTCTTCCATATCACCTACCACATTTACTGGTGAAGGTGCCGTACTGTTTTTGGGCACACTCGGTACTGCCACTTCCTCTATCACGTTCGTTTTACCGACATTTTTCATCACGTTCACCATTGCCGACGTCTCAGGAACAGGCTCAATATTACCGACCACTTCCGCATTGGGGCTCACGGCAATAACCGTGGGATAGGCCGAAACTTCCATCGGTTTCACATTGTTGCGACGCATTTCTTCATTAACCGCATCCACCATTGTATCTTCCACTTTCGCTACCTGTACAGATCTTCCAGGAGTGCGCGCGGCATTGTCAAAATGTGGCATAAAACGATGGCAGTGTCCGCACCACGATGCATAGACGAGAACAATCGTCAAAGGACCCTCGCGGATGCGCTTCATTAGGCCAGCCACATCTTTGGAGGAACGAACATCTAGCGGAGGCATCATTTTACCGAGGATAGACTTGCGACTCGTGCCACTCGTGCCATTGCGACGGGACTGCTTGCGTGTACGTGCCATCTAATTGTTGCCGAGAAATAGGGAGCATCCTTTCAAATGGATCACTTACAATTCATAATTGGATTTTTAGTTGTCGGAATAGTCCTTTTCTATTTCCTCGGTGGCTACTATCTCAGAGAATATTTCACAAATGCCGCAGCAGAGACGGCAGCGGCCAAGGACAATTACCCTCCTAATTACGATGACTATGCAAAAAAAGATTCATCTCATCCGAACTGGCCCTATACCACTGATTCTATCAACAAACTGGACGATTTTGAGTATTCTATGGTGTACCAACTGGAGGGTACACGCGAAGCCTCTAAGAAAGAAATTAGTGACGCTATGTCCCGGTATCCATTGAGTTGGACGAATCGCCCTCCGAGTGATGAGCGGTATCAGACATATCGTTCGGACTATGAGGCGGCGACGAAAGCGGCTCCTCCCATAAACACGAGTGAATTTGATAGTGTAAGTGGCGCAGATATGACGCCTCCTGATACGACGAAACAGGAGGAGGCTGAACAGGCCCTTCTTGCAATGTACAAACCTGAAAAAGCGGTGAATCTTACTCATTATGATCTGGATGATGCGAAACGGCTTATCAAGAAAATGTACGAGAAAAAGGGTCTGATTGCGGATGTGGAGCCGTCCAAACAGGGCGGGCCAAATGTGTTTGAAATTGTAGAAACTCGCCCTATTCACGAAAAAATAGTGTGGGAAGATGAAGTGCAACGGGACTCAGTTGAGCGTTATAAACTCCGCGGCGAAGAACAAATCGTAGTTCCACAGCAGGCCACAGATATTGCTGCTGGTCTGGATCCTTTCTATGAGCCGCGTCAGAATACAAGAATGGGTCGCTCCGATTATACACAGTGGACACCTGGTCTCCAGCGTCAATTTGCACCCACCTATTCCCAGCCCTATTGGTTTTAGAGTATAGGCTGTCTAATCATTTTTCTTATTTGAAGAATAATCGTTCTTTAAATAGGAAATAATATCAATAATTTCTTTTCTTAGTACGATTGCTGTTACAATAAGTCCAGACGTAAATGTGATGGCAAAACTTAGTATAAATGTACTCATAAACTCTGCTGCATCCTTTTGTATCATTATGAAAGGTGTATACACAAAACCGAGGTAAATAAATATAATTGCCAGAATACCAAATACGTCATATAACTCATACATCTCATCCTGTTTCTCAGTAGGCTCACTAGGCTTAGCTGAGATATGGTCAATAATAGACTCTTCCATTTTTTCTGTTAGCCAAGATGGTGCAGAAAATGAGCGCATTCTATATATTGTTGTGTCAACAGATGCAGAAGGTAATACCATATTATTTATTTCTGAGATCATATTAATCTTCCAAATTTCGTTGCTAGGTAACCAGGTTGGTGAGACAGGAATGTGAATATGATCCCTTTGTTTCGTTTTTTTGCTAGTGTAACTCGTTGCAAATTGTACAGCTCAATTTTTAGGCTAAAGGGATGCTTCGCACTATAGAATATGTTTGTTTTAGATAATCGCGAACACGCTCTCATTAAGCTTCTTCCTACCGCTCAAGTTCGTCAACTTCCTATTGCAGATATCTGGCTGGGGGTACAGGCGGACGCGAGTGGTCAAATGACGCCAATGCAGGGCGCTGTTCTAATTGAGCGCAAGTCCGTTCGTGATCTGGAGGCATCGTATATGGATGGGCGATACCGCGAGCAGAGGCAGAGACTACTCTCCTATTGTCAACAGACTGGCGCGCAACCCCTCTATATTATTGAGGGCTCATTTTACTCTTCAACGGGACGGATGGCACCGAAAGATCTAATGAAGGCGGTTGTTCGTCTGCAGACAAAGCACAGAATAGGCGTGCTTCAGACTTCTTCCACTGCTGAAACGAGTCAGGCAATTGAGGCATTGTGGGCCTATTGGCAGGCGGATCCTAGCAATTTCCAGCCAACGCAAGAACAGGCCCGTGCTATTGATACGATTCACGTGAACAAGAAAGTAAATGCTCTGGAACCGCGCGCATTTGGCGTCGCAGCTCTTGCACAGATTCCTGGTGTCAGTACTCGTCTCGCAGATGAAATTGTTGCGCATTTCCCTTCTTTTCACGGACTCTTATCAGCAACGGATAATCAGATTGCGGAAATAAGGCAGGCCAATGGGCGTCGTATTGGTCCAGCCGTGGCAAAACGGATTGTAGAACTGCTACGGGCAAGTTGGTCGTCACCGACCACTGCCGCTCCATAGAGCCGCAAGTGGATTCAGTTCTCCTCTGTTCACATCAACTTTTCCAGGTTCTGTCATTTGTTTGAGGAAATTCGCAGGTGGAATATAGTCTCCAGCACTGGGTGCTTTTCCTACACTGGGTGCACCTATATCCTGGCTGGGCTTCATAAATTGCACCTTTTTCTTTTCCACTACTCCTGCCCCACCTGCCCCACCCACTGCCCCACCCACTGCACGTTTTATAACTGTTCTTCGTGAAACGACGGCGCGGCGTTCGGCATCTTTTCGTGCTTCTTCTGCATCCAGCATTGCCTGCATAATTGGGCTCTGTTCCAAAATATAATTCTTTTCGTGATGGGACCAGTCAATAAAAAGCAGATTCGGAAACGTATACCGAACAACGAGACCAGCCATTCGTAGTTGATACACTAAATACACTACACAATCTTCCAGATCAATCTTCGGTAATCCAAGAATAAACGGTGGAATAGTGTAGAGTAGATTGCACGGTGAATTCGGTAGCTGACTCATTACGCGAATACGATGATGAATTGTCTCCAAAATCTTATTATAGGCACGCAAACGAGCGGCATCACGACTTTCTCTTTTTCTGTACAGTTCACTCACTTTCAGCTGCGGCGTTGTTTCTTGACTATCGCCACCGCCACCACCACCACCGACTCCAAAACTCATCCTCTTACACCCTATCAACAGTACATAAGGATTTACTAGAGTGATTCCGCAGACAATGTTCGTAGAAAGAATCTATTGGTGTGGTGGAGGTACAACATCTGTTGCACATGTTGGTATACTTCAGGCTCTTGAGGAACAGGGTCTTCTTATTTCCGTTCGTGAAATGTTGGGAATAAGTGCAGGAGCAATGTTTGCTCTTGCACTTTCAATTGGCTACACATTTGAAGAAATACGACATATCTATCTTACTTTTGATTTCTCTAATGTCACAGAACCTCTTCCAGGACCGGACTGTCTAACAAATCTTTCACTGGATTCTGGAAAGAATCTTCTGGCATTCGTAGAAGCACTTCTACATGTGAAAGGGCACGATAGAAGAATAACATTTGGGAATCTTCCATCACGTTATGCCCTCCGTGTTTTTGCGACGGATCTGAATGATTGTGAGTTTGTAGAATTTTCCGCCGCTAAGACACCCCATTTTGTTGTGGCGGATGCCGTTGCTGCATCTATGTCCCTTCCTTTAATCTTTAAACCAGTTATTGATTCAAGAAATGGAAATTCGTTAGTAGATGGCGCGACAATTAGTAATCTGCCATTTTCATTTATTCCACAAAATGAGATACAGACTCTTTTATCAGTTTCTTTTGATACACGTCCTGTCCCGAAAAAAAATCTTGAAATTCAGGACTATTTGACACGTCCAATGGCATTAATAATCAATTCAAGAACAGAAAGAGAAATAGATCTAAATAAAAATAGGGTCATCCGTGTGGATGTTCGTGGACATTTGCCAGTGGATTGGGAAATGAGTACAGAAATACGGGAAGAATTGATTTCAAAAGGATATGCGGCTGCAAAAAAATGGCTTCGTACTTACAGGAAATCTATTTTACGACGTTTTTCTGTATCCTAGAACCCTCGGCCCAACTAATTCGCATACACCTGTGTCCATTTGCGTGCAGTTAAATCAAATGATGCACGATTTGTCTCATATTCATTCGCGATATCTGGTACAAGTGGATCTTTCGGATTAGGATCCGTCAATAAGGAAAGTATACTCAGTAGAACTTTGCTAATTGTTAGAGCAGGTGACCATTGATCCTTCAGAATATCCAGACAAATTACACCACTACTATTGATATTAGGGTGGTAGATCTTGGTAATGAAGTTAATCTTCGGTGGCTTGAAAGGATAGTCAGTGGGAAATAGGATATTAAGCTTGAAAATTCCTCCTGCATAGGGTGAATCGGATGGACCAATAAGAATGCCCTCCCATTTGAACATATCATCACCAACTGGGCCACAACTGCATCCGCCTGGTGGATCCTTTTTCACATCGGTTAACTCTTTAGAAATACGACGCATAGCCATTTTCAAGATTCAGCTATGGAGCCTATACCGTAGTAAAAGTTGCCTCAAATTTTTACATAGCCTTCAATATGTGCTGGGTACATATTGAAGGACGTACGTCCCGTGAAAATTTTTAAGCTCTATACAGCTGGCGAAGCCAGCTGAAAGTGCCGATTTAAAATGTTCACGGGTCTAAAATGTTCACGGGTCTAAAATGTTCACGGGTCTAAAACCCAAAGCTGTGGAAACAGGATTGGCTGTTCCCCTTCTAGGTGCAAATGTCCTTCAATAAATTCATTCTTTTTCCACGGAAGTTCTGATTCTGATCCATCATTTATAGTATAAATTTTATGTCGCTTGATATACACAGTTGTATAGTGATAGTACTGTACGTTTTTCTGAATATAGGAATAGAGTAGAATACCAATCCATTCTCCGCCTTCGCTCTTACACGCTTGATCCACAGCCTTCACGCAAGGACTCTTTCCTACAAAGTGCGCGCTGTCTGGCCAGATTTTCTGCAACATTTTCCCCATCTTTTCAGGCTTTGTGCCATTGAATCCATCCTCGTGTTTTGGCCGTGTATCGCAAGTACCAATGATTACTCTTCGCAAGGCGCGTCCTGGCTTTCCCCTGTTGCAATAATGAAGTGCATTGATTATTGCAACAGGGCCGCATTTAAATGAATCAGTTTGCGTCTCAAATTCTGTTCCCTCTTTAATACAGGAACGGCGTGCCAAGGTTACAGGGCATTTGCAATTTGCATCTTTGCACCAATCAATCCGTACAGGAAAGGGACTGGGTTTGAACATTTTGCAAAAGTGTACTGCCGACTGGCAGCCTTTCAATTTTGTTGCAAAAATCCCATTACACCCTCATATGTACGCGCTCCTTCGTATTCCATTCGTTTGCCACCCTCTCGGAACAGAATTGTCGGAAAACCACGTACAGAAAGTGTCTCTACTTCGCTCTTATTATCGGCTTCATCTAGCATACGAACTGTAACGGAACTACCATCGCGCAGTTTCACAGGTGATGCGGCGACCAGTTTCTCAAACTCTGGCATCGCACGTTTGCAGTGCCCGCACCATTTCGCTTTCACAATGAGAAGTTCTTTGCCACCGCTGCCGCTGGCGAATCCCTCAAAACCTACTACACGACGGCCATAGGTGCGAAGAAGTACCAGAGCAATTACAGCCACGCCGATAATCATATAAAGATAATTCGCCTTCATCTTATAATGAAGGAGATTCTTTTTCCAACCCTGTCTCAAGATACCACCACCGCACCCACCCCACCAGGCGGATGGCCACAGGGTTTTTCAGGTCGTCATAGGGCAATCACTACATTCACCTACTATCACGCTCGTGATCTCGGTGCCAGTCACACAGCTGCAATGACCTCTGCTCTGAAATTGGCCTATCAACTCCTATACCCCGACCTTAATTATTCGGACGGCAACATCATCAGACCCAACATTGTGGTAAAGAATAGTCCAGCACTCAAACCAAGTCCTGCAACGGTCGGGCAGCCTCCGTCAACGAGTTGAACCAGTCCGCCAAATACCACATTGAGCAGTCGCAGAGTTTCAGGATTTGCGAAAATAACAAAGACAAGCATACTGTAAAAACTGTATTTGACTTTTAGAAGAAATCTGTTCCAAACAGAAGAAGCAGAATCAGATCCCATATCTATTCAAGCAACGAAAAATTGTCCACACTATTTCTTCACCGGTTCAAGACTTTTGAGAAAGAAAGAAATCAGTGTAATAGCAAACAATTGTTTGCTAACATATCCCATATAGAGCGTCATAATATCATTTACTTTGAGTTTCTGAGACAATTTCTTTTGCTGTTTATTGAAATAGTTATCAACCTCGGTTATCTCGCTCCCTTTATTAGATATATCCACTTCATACATTATAACTTCAGTGTGTGCTAGTGAAATAGCTGATGGATTGCAAAAAAGATAGACAAGATTATCACCAAAAAATTGGTTAAGAGAAGCAATGAATTGAGCAGGATTAATATTGGTCAATATTTTTGATTTATCCCCTTTTTCCAGATCACGTGCTTCAATCAATTTAAAATTGGACTTTGTCAGAATATCAACGCCAGTGCCAGATGTGCTCTTTAATTTCTTAATTTCAATCTCATTTTTCTTTAATTTTTCTCTATACAATCGTCCATATTTCTCAAAGAATGGAAGACATTTCTCAGACCCTTTCACTTTCACCACCCCCGTTTTGCTAGGTAATTCCATCACCAATTTGTTGAGCCGCATAAGTTCTTCAAATTCTGCTGGCATTGGCATTGGCATTTCTGAAATAACGGACCACAGTGGATCATATGTCTGTTTATAGAAACGACGAAAAGGCTCAAAACTGTAATTTATTTTATTTAGAAGAGTACCACTAATATCCTCTATTGCCGAATTCAAATTACGAAATTCCTGCTCCTTTTTTGCACCGTTTATAGATGCCTGAAATCTGATTAAAGAATCGGGATCAATATATTTATAAATCTGAAAAATCTGCATTATGAGTTTCAGACGATCTTTCAGAGCTTTTTCCAATTTGCCCTGATGATCTGCCAAAATAGCCTCTTTTGCCTTGATAAGAGCAGCATTGAGACCATTGTTTATCTGGAGAGGTTCACTCAGGTCAAGGCGTGAAAAATAGTTGAGAGCTTCTTTATTCTGTAGATCTGCCTCTCCACTTTCACGAATACTTTTGACCAAATCCATAACACGCATTTTTTGCAAATCACGCACCAGTTCTTCAAAATGTGTATATATTTCTTCATCCGAAATAGTCCCTGGATGGAGTAGTAACCAGGCAAGTTGGAAAATCATATTCAATTGTTCATCCGCGCTCAGCTCTTCCAGTATTTTGGTGGATTCTTTCTTCGGTTCACTGACCTTTTTCTCCATCAAATTATTGATATCCAGTGCTAAATCCTGCAAGCCACTTATTGTTCTTCTGATTTGAACAGAAACTAGAGAATTACGATTCAAAACCATAATATCTTTTAGTTGAGAGATACGTTTCTGAATCAAACTCAAAAGTTTACTCTGGTTATCTTTGGGCAATTTTGAAATGGCCTCCACCGTGCGCGAGCGCGCATAGGGCCAAGGGAAAATGCGTTCAAGAATTTCAATATTGTCACTTCCCCAAGTATTGGCGAAATTTCGCTGACTTTTCATCAGTAATTCAATAGGTTGATCGCTACTGAGATTGTATCTATCTCCTGCGATGTCTATATAGTGAGATCCTCCTTGCAGACCACTTGCCTCTTCCATTCTGACTTGCTCCTGCATTAAAATTTGAGTTTGACATACGCCACCTAAACTGGCATTGCAATAGTAAGAATAGAATGGATACTCATTCAGCGAGTTCACCTGTGCTACAGGGTCAGACGGGTCCGAAACAATTCAATCCGTGGAATCAAAAGAATCGGGAACTCACTCCTTCGGATGCGATCCCGATCCTTAAAAAATATGGCTGGAAAGGCAGATTTCGCAATTTCAAGCTCTTTCAACAGGCGTGTGTTCATAAATCATACGTAGATCGTCCAGAACTATGGCAAGAGCAGGCGGAAGCAGGTGAGCCGACAGTTCTTGCTGAGCGCCCTGAAAACTGTTTGCCGCTGCGGACGGAAGACAATGAAGAGCTGGAGTTTCTCGGTGATAGGGTGCTCGGATTGGTGGTTGCAACCTATCTTTCCAAACGATATCCTGGCGAAGGTGAGGGATTCTTGACTCGTGTGCTCTCTCGTATCGTGAATAATAAGCAACTGGGGAAACTGGCGAAACGTATTGGACTATCGCCTTGGATTGTTCTGAGTCGTCATATGGAGGAAATATGTGATGGACGGAACAATCTGCGGATTCTCGGCTCTCTATTTGAGGCGTGGGTTGGTGCTCTGTATCTTCAAGAGGATGAGGTGGGTCGTGGTCTTCAGACGTGCAATGATTTATTAATAAGTATTATTGAGCAACATATTGACTTTGTTCAAATTATTACTGAAGACACGAACTATAAGGATCAGCTTCTACGCCTATTTCAAGCGAAGTTCCACGTTCCTCCGCGATACAAGGAGGTTCTTGTGGAGGGTCCGCCGCACGATCGCATATTTACCATGGGAGTTCTAGATCCAAACAATTCAGTAATAGCAACAGCAACTGCGCGGAATAAGAAAGTGGCGGAACAGGAAGCGAGTCGGCTAGCTCTTGAACAACTCACAGCCTAAACTATACTTTTACCTTTAGTTTAATGTCAACAACATTTGAACTACCTACGCCTGAACAGATTCTAAATAGTGCACGACCATCTTCAGAGGATGTTCTTTTTATTGAAGAACAGCGTGCACGAATTGAAAATATGCTCCTTGCACCCACCTCTAACCAGTTGATAGTCATTGTCGGTCCCTGTTCTATTCATAATTACGATGAAGCGCTGTTTTATGCAGAACATCTCGCATCTTTATCTAAACAACTTCCGAATCTGTACATAATTATGCGCACCTATTTTGAGAAACCGCGTACGCGTGGGGGTTGGAAAGGATTCATCTATGATCCAGATCTCAATGACACGTGCGACATTGTAAAAGGACTAACACTGGCGCGAAAACTGCTTCTGGCGATTACGAAACTACGTTTGCCGATTGCATGTGAATTTCTGGACCCTATTACACCACAGTATTTGGCTGATCTGGTGAGTTGGGGGGCAATAGGTGCGAGAACGGCCGAGTCCCAGATTCATAGACAATTGGCGAGTGGTCTATCTATGCCCGTTGGATTTAAAAATCTTACAGATGGTAATTATGAAAAGGCAATAGATGGTATTCTTAGTGCATCCGCTCCTCACACCTTTTTGGGTATAAATATGGAGGGGAAGGCGGCCAAGGTGACAACGCCAGGTAATCGCGCACCTCATCTTATATTGCGAGGCAGTTCTTTTGCACCCAATTATGATGCAGATTCTATAGCCACCATAGCGAGTACCTTGAAATACTGTGACATTCGCACCCGTCTCATTGTGGACTGTTCTCACGGTAATTCGCAGAAAATCTATGAACGACAGCTTCTATCTGCATTTTTCCTCGCGCGTCTGTTCAAAACGCATCCGAATCTACCGATAGCTGGAATAATGCTGGAATCCAATCAACAGGCGGGTTCTCAGCGTCTTGTGCCTTCCTCCCTCCAGCCAGGTAAAAGTATAACAGATCAGTGTATTAGCTGGATTCAGACCGATCTACTTTTACGCGCAATAAATAATATTGAGGTCGCATCTGCACAAGAATTTCAGACGATCGCCGATTGTCAAAAGTCGGCAATAGATGAGATTAACAGATTTATTTATACTGTTTTGACAAAATCTGATTACGGTAGTCTACTACCGTATAGAACTCCAAGAATTCCGTACTATCCCAGCACTATGCCTCTACCACCGAATCTAGATGGAGAATTACTATCCCTATTACTACATGCTCCTCCAGAACTCTATTTACTTTGTGCAGAGCGTCAGACATTTTCAGAACGTGTTGCACAATTGAAGTGGCAACAGGATACATTCAAATGCCTATTAAACACGACTGACATTGCATCCTTTATCACAAATATTGAACGAGAACAAGAAATTTTTTCACAGTATCCGCATCCATTTTTCCGTAAATTGATCATTATAAGTAAACACGTGCAGCTGGCTCTGATTGATAAACTTCGTGCGCGCACAAGAATTGGATATTTATTCGGTCCAGGAACATTTTCCCACGAAGCAGTGAGCAAATTTGCAGGTACGCATATCGCCTACAAATCGGTAGAGGAATTGTACACTGCACGTGAAACTGGTGAGGTTGACTACATCTTATTACCAACTACTAATTCACTTATAGGGGAAATACTTCCGCTGCCGCCTTCAAGCAGATTTCATACGGTGGGTGCAATACAACACAAGATTGATCTTGCACTATTTGGTAATAGGCCAAGTTTTGCGGCGACAGATCAACTGTTTACAATGTATCTGGAGCCGCACGTTGCTCGTGAAGCAGAGAGTTTTTTGAAGACAATTTCTTGGTTTGGCACGGAGTCTGTGACGAGCACAAGTGAAGGGGTGGCGCGTGCAATGGTAAGTTTAACACCAGACCTTACGATTGCAAGCAGGAATTTCTCAACACCGCTATATAGACTAAAGGAAAATATTGTTCCCTATAACTTTACCACTTTCTCCCTGTTAGAGTAGGGGAATGGACGCTAGTAAAATCACGGAACTTCGTCAGAAACAGGCGAACACATTTATAAATCGTGCGCAAGTGATTGATAGTTCAACACTTACGTGGCAGCGCCAGATACAGTCGTCACGATATCTTCCGCAGGTGAATTCCAATAATACGAGTCAGATTCCTATGGCAAATCTTGGTGGCTGTCAAACGTGCGGATCATTTGCAACCACCACCGTCGCCACGGATACACAGATTCGTTATCCGAATCCCTATTTCTCTTCTAAAGGATCTGGTGGGCAGATTATTAGTTGTGATGCAATAACATACAAGGTTGCAGGAGATCAAAGCTGTGGAGCGCAGCCGCAGACACCATATGTTGAGCTTCCGAGATGTTTTTGTAACAATCTGGATGACTGGATTGATCCGAATACGGGTCAGCAAACGAATCCAGAAGCATCACAAAATCGTCTCAATCCCTATTTGCCTTTGCCGCAGCCTTATATACAACTGACGCAACCTCAGTGTACTGCTTGTGGTCTGTATAAAGTATCCGCTGTGCAAAATGGCAATAAAATCACAGTTTATAATCCGCCGAGTAATGCACCCGATGGTGCGAACATTCAATATATTTACAGTCCAGGATTTGTTATGCCGAATTGTCAAAATCAAATATTGAGTCCTTGCCCTCCTGTTCCTACTCCTCCTGTTCCTACTCCTCCCCCTACTCTTCCCCCTCCCCCCTACTCTTCCCCCTCCCCCTCCTGGTTAATCTAAATTTAGACCAACGTTCGCGGGTCTACAAATAATAAATAACATCATTCTGATTAGTGAATGGACGCTACTAAACCTAGAGGAAGAGGTTTTGTCCCTACAAAAAAAAATGCAGCAGTAATGAAAGCTCCAGCAGAACTTGCTGCTACATATGCGGCACCACCACCCACTAATCAGATTGATCCTGTACCCATACCTGTAGTCCAGGCACGTGCACCAGCTACTCGTCGTAAACCCCGTGCCGCTCCTGTTCCTAATCCATTGCCACCTCCTTCAGAAGTGGCTTCAGATGTTCGGCCACGAGAGCCCCGTTTTCAAGCAGGTATATCGCAACTTCCTATTCCTGAAGAGAAAAAGACACAGATTCTAAAAGAATATTCCGCAGAAAAACGCGCGAATCTGCGTGCCTATGAACAGGCACAGGCGACAAATGAGGAAAAGGGACACTATCTTAAGGATATAACAACATATATGCCCCAGACACGCAGAGCATTTTATCCTTTTATACTTGAATCCTATCAGCAACTCTACGGTCTTCCAGCAGGCGAAGAAGAGCCTGATCCTGAGGCCTGTCAGAAACTGATGGCAAAAGGCCAGCAGAGTGTGGAAGCATTTCTGTACCAGCGCTTTGTGAAAGAATATCTTCGTCAGAGTTCACCCTATCGTGGTCTGCTGGTATTTCACGGTCTCGGCAGTGGTAAAACCTGCTCTTCTATTGCGGCTGCAGAGGCAATTTACGGTGTAGCGAACAAGCGTATTATTGTTATGACACCGTCATCCCTGCGAGCGAATTTTTTGCGCGAACTCACATTCTGTGGCTTTCGCCATTTTAGCACAAACAATCACTGGGTCGCTCTTCCTCGCGAGACAATTCTCAAACGGAATCCAGAGGATCCTAAGAAACTTATTTCAACAACGGATTATTCTTCTACACACTATCTCTTTGCAAGATATGTTCTTTCTCTCAGCGACGAATATATTGACAAGGTTGTGAAAAAAGGCAAAGGGTCAATCTGGATTCCTGATTTCACCGCTCCGCCCAATTTTGACACACTATCCTCTGCAGATCGTGATCAAATTCGCGCACAGATTCTTAATTCCATCACAAATCGGATTACATTTATCAATTACAATGGTATTTCTGCAGAAAAACTCAAGAAAATGGCGTGCGAACGCAAAATCACGGGGAAAACCATTTTTGATGATTCGGTGATTGTTATAGATGAGATTCATAATCTTGTCCGCCTTATGCAAGGAACAATTGTCCCCTTTCTCCAAGAACGCCCAGGAAAAAGAAAACGCAAGATAGCACCAGAACCTGTCAAACCAAGTAATTGGATTCCTGGACTCTGTGACTCGCCGCTTAACTACGGTCGTGGCTATCTGTTCTATCGCCTATTGACGGATGCGAAGAATGCAAAAATAATTGGTCTTAGTGGTACACCTCTAATTAACTTTCCTGAAGAACTCGGTATTTTAACCAATCTACTGGGCGGCTACATCAATTCAATGGAGTTTCGTGTTTCTTCCAAGCCAGAAGAACTCGGGCGCATTATAGAAGCGGATCCGCGAACGGACTATATAGATATTAAACAGGTTCAGGGTGGATATCAGGTGACGGTCAGCATATTTCAAGAAGGATATAGTAAAGTGCGAGGACCTGCACCAGAAGAACAGTTTATTGGTGTGAAACATACACCAGAGGCGCAGGAAAGCATTGAACAGATTTATGAACGAATTTCTGCGGCAGCGATTGCAAAAGGGGTAACGATGCCATCTGTAGCGGGAGTATCGTTTACCTCTATTCCACGTTTGCCCCCAGATGATGAAAATTTCCGTAACTATTTCATCAATATTACAAATTTCTCCGTGGCGAATGAAGAACTTCTCAAAAAACGTCTGACTGGTCTGGTCAGTTATTACAGAGGTTCCAAGAAAGAATTTATGCCTCAGGTTTTGGAGGACACTGTGGTGGAGTGTCCAATGAGCGACTGGATGCTAAGTCAATATGCTCAGGCGAGACAGGATGAGATAACGCGTGAAGCTTCTAAAAAGACGGAGCCAAAGGGTGATGATCTGTTTGCAGCAGTGGAGTTCTTTAGTAAAAAGAAGAATCCCAGTTCGTACAGATTTCGTAGCCGTGCTCTGTGCAATTTTGCCTTTCCGAAGTCAATCCGCCGCCCGTTTCCTGATGATGCGGAGGAGACGGAAGAGGTGGTGCCAGTGGATGATTTGGAGGTGGCGGATCGTCAAACGGAGGCAATGGATGCCGCCGCTGCAGATGGAGAAGAACTTAGGGAGCTGGAGGAGGAAGAGGCGGAGGCGGAAAGGATCGCTGAAGAGGAGAGAAAGGAAAGAGAGGAGCTAGAAGAAGTTGAAGAGGTGGCAGGCGCGGCAGCGGCGGCAGCGGCAGTAAGTGAAACTCTTTCGGTGGGTGCAGAAGCAGTTGCGGCGGCCGTTGCTGCACCAGATCTGGCACAGGCAAAGACGTATCAGACCCGACTCCAAGAAGCGCTGAAACAGCTGCGTGAGCAGCGTACTACGTGGCTGAAACTTGCAGGACCGAATCCCACACAGACTCTCGCAAACTACTCTCCAAAACTTGCACAGATTCTGGAGCGTATTGCCGTAAGCCCTGGCCCTGCACTTTTCTACAGTCAGTTTAAGACAGTGGAAGGTCTCGGAGTTGCAGCTATTGCAATGGAGGCCAATGGCTATGAGCCGATAGTAATAGATGAATCGGAAAGTTCAAATCTTAAACTATCACCTGCCTCTATCGCCTCTATTAAACGTGGTCCAGGCAGTGTTCCACGATTCATAACATTTACTGGTGAAGGATCGCGAGAACAGCGAGCGGCTGTTTTGGCAATTTTCAATGGAAATTTTAGTGCTCTATCCCGTGCTATTAAACAGGTGTTTGATGAAGCAGATGAGGCAATAGCAGATAAGACACGCACCTATGCTGCACTCGGAAACAGACACGGAGAAATCTGTAAGGTGATAGGAATTACAGGTGCAGGTGCGGAGGGCATTTCTTTGAAATGTGTGCGACAGGTGCATATATTTGAGCCGTATTGGAATCAGGTGCGGTTGGATCAGGTGAAAGGGCGTGCGATTCGTATTTGCAGTCACGCCGATCTTCCACCAGCGGAACGTAATGTTAGCATTTTTACTTATCTTACCGTGTTTGCTGCCGCGCAGATTAAGCGTGGAGATGCTGCAGTGTCAGATGAAAGCAGTGCAATAGGTTTTACTCTTTCAAAAGATAAAGGGGAAACATCTGATCAGAAAGTGTTCAATGTCAGTAGTAGAAAACAGGCAATCAACGATGGTCTTCTGAAAGTGATGAAAGAGGCCGCAGTAGATTGCTTGATGAATGCTCCAGATAATGAGCCGACTCTGCAGTGTTTTTTGACATCGGAAACAGATCCAGATAAGCCAATGTTTATCCCTGATTTGGCTCTGGACAAGATTGATACAGATGCTGATACAGCGCGAAGAAAACAGGCGGAAAGAGCGGAAGTTGCGGCGGCTGTTGGGGAAGAGACGGGTGAGGCACCTCCTCTGGTTCCGAAGGCGAGACAGACAATTCTGGTGGACAGAATACAGGCAAAGATTGCAGGAGAATTACGCACGTTTACAACGAAACTAAAAGATGCAACGACTGCGACGTATGAGGTGTTTGATGTAAAAGATTTACTTCAAAGTCGCCCATTAGGTGTCATAACACGTGATCCTATTTCAGGGTATTCGGGTTTGAAATTGTTCGCAACAGTTGCAGCCGCCTCTGCCTCTGCCTCCTAAGATCCCATTGGCAGAGTCCAGCGCCAATCATAATTCGCATCTCTCTGAACCATAGAGCCACTAACAGGCTGATTCCAGAAGTGCCAACTCACCAAATCCCAGGAAAGCATAGCAATATTTGACCCTGTTCCCAACATAATCATTGAATTTGTAGGATTTGTTGTATAGCCATTATTGGAAATAGTAAAAGAATTCGTACTCATCGCAAACCATCCATCATTTCGCCCTTGTACACTGCTCAAATCCATAAAACTGCAAGTGAGCATTGTTCCTGTACTATCTTTATTTACCAGACAGTAATACCATACATTTTGATTCAATTGTATGCCTGTCCGCACACCAGTGTTTGAATTGCCGCCACTGCCACCACTGCCACCACCCAGAGAATTATAATAGTTTACAGCTGCTGTGCTACTATTAACAGGAGATAAAAATACAGCCATACTTGCTCCACCACTTCCCAAAGAAAATAGGAAATCATTGACGGGCATAGTATTGATACGGAACACGAAGGAAAACGCCTGCCACGCGTTCCAGGACAAATTTCGCAAAACCAGATTAGATGCACCGCTATTCATTCGTGACCATCCACGGCCATTGGGTGCCTGTAATTGTGACGCTCCATCTGTCATTGTTAAAAGATTATTATATGAATTGCCATTTGATGAAAAATTAAATGCCTCTGCATATCGCAAATCCGCAAATCCACCTCCTAGTAAAACCTCGAAAACTAGGAACGGTGCTGTTATTTCACGAGTCAAGGAAACATTAGAAAATGGTGTCCACGCACCACCTGCGCAATTCGCTACAGAAATATTAAACATATGATTACCACCTGCATCATTGTAAAACAATTTTATTACATTTTGTTTCCCTCCCACCAGATTCCAGCAATTTTGATTCGTATATGTGACACCACTTTGTAGGAAATTGGCGGCAAAATATCCGTCCTGATCGCCACTATTTGCCAACGGCCACGTTATTTTTGCCAAATTATCCATTGCTAAGGCAAATCCATCGTCAGGATTAATCTGAAATTTCACCGAAGCATCTTGAGTAAGACGAACATCAGTAATTGCGTAAAAAGAATTAAATTGGTCCAGACCTGATTGTGGCAAAAAATTCCCATAACCTCCATTGAAAGAAGGAAAATTGGGTTCAATAGTGCAATTGAGTAGTATTTTTGTCTGAGAATTCATCCAGAACACCTCAACTCCAGGGTAATAGGGTGCACGATTGGTGAGAGCCTCCGGCGTTATACCACGCAGAGCTGCAAGTGCAGCAGCCTGTGTCTTATAATTTGCACGCGTCTGACCTACTATGTCCATTGTACCATCAAAACCCTCTATTACAAGACCACGCGCCTGTTGTGCGAGAGTATTAAAATAGGTAAGAACAGCCTGCCACGTTCCAAAGGAGTTGTAGAAGGACAGATTCACACTGGTTGGCCATTGGCTACCAGCGGGCTGACCTCCAGCTGCCAAGAAAGCTTTCTGAAGACAGCCAACATCGTATGGTGGTGGCGTATTCACACCAAGTTCGGAGCAGAAGTCGTACTGATCCATTGCACCCTTTTGCAGACATAGATCACGTGCCGCAAAACTCAGAGCCGATCCAGCTGGTGCTACAGAAGTCGCGCCACTCAGATTTCTCACTTCCTGAAGAGCTGCTGCTACGGTTGTCTGCCCCTGGCTGAAAATGTCCATATTGAAAGGTGCAGCCGCACGCTGATTGTAGACGGTCATAGAATTCAGCTGTCGTGCACCCGCCATATAGTCACCAGGAGTAGCACCCGAACTTAATGCAACAGCAAGCGCACCTGCATCACTGCATCCACCTGTTTCCACCAGACTCTCTAAACAGGCCACACTGAGACGCCCAGAGCCGTCAGGAGTACATACACTGGTCTGTGGTGGAGCGCCTGGACCTGGGGCGGCTGGTGCAGGACACGCACTTGCTGAACCTATTACGGATCCTGGAGAACAATTTGTAAGAGAATTATCTGTATACATAGCAACACCATTACTATTTACTGGAACACCTTGACCAATATCTGTACAAAATCCACACGAGCCATTATACGGATCACTATTCACGTCGGTGCAGTTTTTAAGAGCCTTGCACCGATCAATGAGCGCCTGTTTCTTAGCCGCGGCGAGATCCCAGTACCATTTCTGATAGGCGGGTGGAGCAAAGAATGAAAAAGGACCATCAGCTGTTCCTAGAACACCTGCACTGACTTGAGGGAAGGGCGAGCCAGTAGTCGGTGGAGTATAGACCCAGCCACAGCGAATCGGTCGTGAAGAATCCTGCGAGGAAAGAAGTTGATCAACTGTGCTCGTAGCGCAAACTTCGTTCTGCTGTGCAAGATTTGCGGGTATAGTATTGGGCATAAAAAATTTATCAGCTTCTCTTTGTCCAATCATCCGATCCAAATATGGATCTGCTGTTCCTATGGCCTGATCCACACCCTTGGGAGCCGGAAAAGCACTCATTGTAGGAACTAAATTAGGCAATTGTTCATTGTACCGAAACGCCTGTTGCCTATTAAATTCTGTCTGTGTCCTATCTATTGAAAATCCTTCTGCTCTTTCTCCTGATCCAGTAATCTGAGCAAGACGACGAAACATCTACCTATCCCTACTAGAGTGTTTTTTCCATATCACTCTGATACCACGCTCCAGCACCCTGATTGAATGCAGAAACTGTATTCCCCACCAGTGTTGCATCAGGCTTGGGTCCAAAACAGTTGATGCCTGCCATCGCCGTATTTGGATCACCCTGACCATTCTGATTACTTGTAGAACTGTTCGACTGAGGCAGCCATCCTGCACCATACGTCTGAAGGCCAGTACCATTGCCACAACCAGATATAGCCTGTTGCATAGGATAGTGTGCGTCAACATCATCTGCAACCCATCCTGCAGAACACCACTGTGCCCCTGTATTCATAGCAGCAGTTAGATCAGCCATAGTTGCTACACGGCCACCATATTGCTGACATATTTGATCCGCCTGACTTTTCGTGTATTGGTATCCTGGTCCAACCCAGTAAACTTCCGCATCCTGTTGCTGAAGATCCGTTCCGTAACAGTCCAATAGAGCCTCTCGTCGTGCGGCGTTAGTCTGCGTATTATCATTTGCAGTTCTGTGTGCATTGTCATAGAGTGCTTTTACTGCTGTCACGCCACCTGCAGCGGCTGCACGTTGCGCACCTGTTATGGTGGCGGGTGATAGGCGTCCCTCTGGCCTGCAATAGACTGTATTTCCTTTTGCGTCTTGGCTTGCATATTGTGTTCCCAATGTATATGTTGCTCCTATTGACTGCCCTATACCACCATTGTTATACAAATACTGTAAACATTCTTGTGTGAGAGGACCAGTATCTTTAGTCGGACCATCACAAGGTGATGTGATAGGAACACCAGTGCAATATACGGAGGCTGTGCTCCAATCGGATATACTTAGTTGATTACCCGTACTATCTCTTCCAGTACTTGCTCGCAAATTTTGATCATATAAGAAATTACCGATGTCATCTAGACTGCGCGCATTGCCTGCATTGTCAAAGAGCAGATTCTTGACGGCAGCACTGTCAGCTGTTCCAGGATAACCAGAGCCTGCTGTTGTTCCACCCATACCAATCCAGAGCTGCTGAAGACAGTCCAAGGAATAGGCACCAGGTTTATTTTTCGGTCCATAGCAACTGTCATTGGCCAAAAAATCTGCTCCAACCTGAGTCCGCACAACTGGACCATTTATGCAGGTGCGAGCATCATATTCTGAGGGTGCTAAAAAGGAAAAAGGAAGAGTGCAGCGCAGAACCATTGACCCCTGTCCCACCGCTGGCCTAAACACAAAACAGCGCATCTGCCCTACCATTTGTGTACCAGCCAGACGCGGTTTATAATTGGTGACCATATCCATATCAATAATTGCATTCAAATCAAGATTAAACGTTCCAGCAGCTGTTTGACCTGTAAGAAATCCGCTGAAATAGAGAGAAGCAGGATCACCTTTTACGGTGAAATACCAGGTATCTCCTTCTTTCACCTGTAAAGAAACTGCTGCAGGTTGATCTGCAGTAAAGGTGATGGGATTATCTGTACCGCTATTATTCCAAAAAAGTCCACCCGATGCATTGGTCTGTACAGTAAATGTTGGCGGTACAATGGGAGTGGTAGGATCTACACGATTCCAATCTTGACTTGTAAAACACTGGGTGCAGTTAGGTACATCGTAATTCCGTTTCTGTTTGCACGCGATCTGTTCGCTGATTACGGTACAGCTGGCTGCATCGGCAGCAAATTTGCCTTTCTTTGATTTACCAATAGTTGGCTGATATTGGACTTGATCGGGACTGAGACCGAGAGTGGCTGCTCTCTGCTGTTGCCCTACGCGATCTTCTGGGGATAGAAAGAGACCTCCCACGTGTTTTTCACCGCGCGAGTTTATGCCATTTAGATCAAAACTCATCCCGCAATTCGCGGCAAAGTCTGGATTCTGAAATGCGGAGCAATCTGTTGTACGCACTGCTTCGCACACTTTTTGAGCAGTATTCAGAGTATTTGGCATAGTAGTAGGAATCTTGTAAGGCGCTGTTGCACCGACTGTGCGGAATGCACCAGGTAAACCGCCTGCAATTGCTAGGCTGTTTGTCGCCTGATCCGCCGCTGTTGCATTGGAACTGGATAGTTGAAGGGCTGGATCGGTAAGATTCACTAAATCCATAAGTTTATTGAACCTTTCTTGACCAGTTTCTATATCCGGAATTATGGAATCCTGAAAACCTTCTTCTTTGCTAACAATTTTCTCAGCTGATTGAAATACGTGGCCATAGAAAAGTAGAAAGATTGTGAGAACTACTATGACCAGCCAAAGATAGGTTCCACTGGCGTTGGCCATTACCTATACTTTCACCTGAAAGTTTATACATTAGAATGTGTCCATAAAAGGAACAAAATGAATTTTACCTCCTATCGTTTTTATCTATGTACATCCAACTGTGTAGGAGACTATGAATGTGCACGAATAAAAACGAATCAATATGTGCGGACGCCGTTTTCACGAATTGTTACTATTCCGAAGACGTGGCCGTCATTTCTTGATAGGTGTTTTCTATACTATCAGCTATATCCAATGGATGTAATCATCGTTCCTCCAATTTTAAACCACCACCCAGAAGACGATTGAGAATATTCAATTGTGCTCCAGAAGGTACGACACGTCCATTTTCTATGTCACGAATGACGGAAACAGGTAGAGCACATTGTGTTGCTAATTGTTGCTGATTCCAGCTACGGGCAACACGTGCTTGGATCATTTTCTGCCGTGTTTCAGGACTCATCATTTTTTTAGGAAGTGGTAGTTCATCCTCTTCTAGGCGTCTTGTGACTCCTGAAGCAGGATTATGGTTATGGTGGCCCTGACCCGTTCGTGATGATTGACTGGACGACTTCTTCAGAACAACAGGCTCCCAGTTTTGACAGTCCATTTTGTGCCTGCCAACAGAATGCCCCGCTGCCCATACCTCAAATTTAGCCCGCCCGCCTCCCCATTACATTGCATTGTCTGGGCGCAATTGTGCAGTCGGATCAAGTTCACGAGTAATTACACGGAAAACGAGTTGAATCTGGCGATCCATATTCATTAAGCGCCGAGGGACCAACAAAGTGCTGTTAAATGCCGTAATATTCGAAGAAAATCCATTAAGAGCAGTTGAACCAGTCGTAGGATCGGCATAGCGTGCATCAATAATAATCCAATTGCTATAGCCAACAGCGTTCGGACCAATGGCAGTGGGCGCACCGTTTGCTATATTCACAACAAGATGACCCTCTTCCCTGTTTATCCAATTTGCAAAATCTTGTAAACCAGGATTTGCAGCCATAGTGGTATCTTTCCACGTATATCCTCCAATTCGTAGAGTATCACCTATTGCAATCTGGAATCTACTAAAATACTGTGTTGTCTGAACCCACACATAGTTATCCGTATTATACGGTGCAACACCCACTGCGCTACCTAAATAAATTTCCGAAATATCTAAAGTATCTGGCTGTGTACTAATGAGCTGTCCATTCGGTTGACGCAGATCAATTGTAAGCTTTTGAAGAGTACTGAGTGGTGTAGGAGTGTATACTTTCTGGCATTTCATAAATTTCGGAATAAGTGCAGTAAATCCACGCGAATCTGATTCAGAGTATGCTGCATCAGAATACCAGTTCGCATCATATTGAAGAACAGCAAACGCGCGATCAATGAAATTATCTGATCCATAATTGTTGTTTTCAAGTTCTTGAACTCCGACTGTAATAAAGGGCAATCCGAGAACAGTGTTCTGATAGCTGGTTTTCCTCACTTCAGCATTTGCTTGATCTATCAACACATTGAGGCCTTCAACGGGTAAAATGGCTTTTACAAATTCAATGCGTGTAATATTCTTGAATTTCTGCTGTACGCGAGGTGAGATTCCGTATTCCTGTCCATTGTTAGCTGGATCAAACGTTACACTGAAATTGTAGCGATTTTCGCTCTTATTTTTGAGCCAATTACGATCCGCCGACCAAATAAAAAGATTGTTCTCTATTTCCTTATAACTCACAACACGTTCTTCACGAATTATATAGTCCTGTGGAAGATTTACTTTTTCAGGACTCTGCAATTCGGCAACTGTAGTTGTAGGATTGCCATCTGCTATTCCTAGACTCCGTGTTGTAGGTGGACCAACCTCCAATGTGGGTGGACCCATTAATTCACGGCGATCTGGCATCACCACAAGAGGCATATCCATTGGTCGCGCTGCTGTGCGACCTCTCTCAATAAGTGCCAATTCAGTGGCCTTGGCTGCGGCGGCATTTTTCTCTCGGAAACTGTCATCTGCGGCAACTCGCTGGGAAATGCGCTCCACCGCTGCACTCGCACTCGCACCGCCACCAGCGCCTGCTGCAGCCATCCGTAGTGCCTCTTGTTCACGTGCTTTCTTGGCTTTCTCAAACAGATCAACCGAGCTCGGTCCATCATCATCCAGAGAAATACGAAAATCAGGAACAGGCGGAGCAATCGCCTTCACATCTTGACGCTCAGTCTGCATAAGTTCAAAACGCCGCCCAGTATCTTGAAATAGGGCATCTGTCACCTCAGTATTCGCAACTATTTTCGCAGGAGCCACTGGTTGTGTACGTACTGTCTCCTGACGCTGGAGATAGGTGGTAAAATCTGCCGATGTTACTCTTTGAACTTCACGATTGAGAATTGCAAGAGGCTTATCACCCTGTGCCGTGTACACTTCCTCAATGTAGTGATCCATAGTTCTTTCAAGACGATCTTTCTGTCTATCATTTAATGGACCACCCGTGATTCGCATAAAATCTTGAACGAATCCGCCGAACAACATTTCACGATTTTTTTGGCTGAAAAATGCCAAACGAACTCCTCCAGGTCCTGTTGGAGCACCCGGGCGATACATAGCTCTATCTAAGTAAATAATACTTTTCTCAATTTAAGCATAAACTCATCCGAGACACTGTCTTTGCAGAATTCTTTAAATCCTATTCCATTCAGCATACAAATCAAAAAGTACATACTAAACATTCCACATTCCGAGCCACCGTATTGAAATCTTCGTGCATTATACATTAATTTCATCTGCGGATCCTGAGATTTCAGCCACCGCATCAAAATTGCAATAAACCTCGGAACATCGTAGCCATAGGAATCAAAGTATGCACACCAGTGTTCTCCTTCTCCAATCCAGCAATACAGGGCAACCCAATGACTTCCACTCTTGTTATGAGGATCCAAATTGAAGACAAATCCGAGTGCCTTAGTCCCTTTTGCCCGTTCTTCTAAAATTCTGAGATTGCATATTTCCGGTTGCAAACATTTGCGCACGCTTTGGGCATATGGATCCTGAATGGAAAAATCAATAGGAAATACGCCAACGAATTTGAACCAGGGATATGCTGTCTGATACTGTTCCATAACGTCGGAAATATTGAAATTGTCCATCCATTGATCGGGATCCTTTAACCACGCCGCAGGTCTGCGTGGTCTGAGATATTTCTTTCGCAACAGTTCTCGGTCATTTGCAGTAAACTCCTGCATCGCATCCAGGAGGCAATGTTCATCATCGCTATTACATCGTGAATTTGTAGTGCTGATTCTTGAACGGATTTCTGTAGGAAGGCATTTCCCATCTTTCTGCCTATTTCCAGGGGCGCATTTCCCAATGTTTTTCGCAGTTAGTTTGCTCAATCTACTCTTCCGATGACGCCTGGTTCTCCCATTCTTCCGAGAGGGCATTCTCCCTACTTACTATATAGAAATGAATACCACGGTAACCGATTTAGTTATGATGGTCGGATTTCAACTTCTGATACTGTATATACTTGGTCTGGTATTTTTATCTGCAGGGCCACAAATGACGAAAATATTGGGGTCAAAAGAGGTGAGTGACATATTAGGAGGTTTGAAAACCCCCACAAAGTAATAGGGAATGTCTGATACTGGAACTTCTGCGGCGGCAGCGAGCCAATCACTCTTAAAAATGCCTTCTACCAATAATATTGTAATAGGAATCTGTATCGCAGCATTTGTTTCAATGTTCATTGCGGCGTTTGTCCAGATGTCCAATTTTGTAGGGTCCAAGGATGACTGGAATGATCTTAAACCAAAGATTATGCAAGTCGTTCTATTAACAGTGTTCGGCACAATTGCATTTGCGATTGCATCCATTCTCTTTTTTGTCCAGTATCCTGGATACTCTGTCTATTTTTCAATGATTGCAGCGTGTATTGCAATTGGTCTTTCATTTGCTGCTCTCGCTGTTGCTGGTATTAGTCGGTGATTTATTGTCTGTACCCGTGTCCTCTACCATCCAAACATTTGTTACGGAATGTTGAATTCGTAGGCGTCTATTTTTTGCACCAAATACAACGCCCTGAAGACGAATATTGAAACGAATGACGTCACCGCATCTAATGTTTTGCATTATCCTATTTCCAGTTCCTGAACAACTAATGTTCATATTGGGATAAATGAACACAGTAAGTGTGTCTGTATTCGCCAACATTTGAAACTGCTGGCGAATATCGTCTAATGTTGTATTATGTCCGAGTAGCGTATATCTATGAACAAAAAAAGTGTTAACAAGAAATTCTTGAAGCAGAATGATTTTTTTACTAAAACTTTTGGCATCTTTGAGTGACAATATGAGTCTGCACGAAACAGGATCATAGCTCTCAACTGTCAGAGGTGGAGTAAGAACATTCACTTCATTAATATCGATGCTACTGTCCTTATAACTCAGTGGAGCTATGGCTCGCCCCTTATTGTCATTTTGAAATGGATTGATATGAATATTTGGTATTTCCAACGTCTGATAGGGAATCGTCAGTAGCATTCTATAGCGGAATTTGAATGTTTGCTTTAGACCCGTGCAGGCAAATGGCGGTCTAAACTTCATCTATAATCATCTGGATAATGCAATTGCCATCATTTGCTTGGAGAGGCCCGCGTGGTTCAGGAAAAAGGGCTGCACTGAATACCTATCTTGAAAGAAGTGCGAAACAGCAGGGTACAACACTAAAGATAACGAAATCTACGTGGTTTCTTTCTAAACAGCCATCTGCATCTGCGAATCCTGATGACGCCTCTGACGATGATAGCCCAGAGGGTAAGACAATACCATTTGAAGAATCGCTGTTGCATTTGGGTTTTGACTGTGCACGTATGTCAATGTCGGATAAAGTCTTCATACAGTCTATATTGAAACGCTGGACAGGTCAACAGGATATAACATTGGCGAACACGAATATTCGGAATAGATATTTGGTTCTCTATCACGCCCATCTTTTGGCCGACGAGAGTGTTCTCCAGTTGCAGGAGGCTCTGGAACAGTACGAAGATTTTGCTCTGCTGATTACGACGGAACTTCCTGTTTGTTTTCGTCTTCGTGATCATTGTCTGGAAATACCTGTGCCCGGTTCTGATAAACTGCTGGCAAATTATTGCAGTGAGGTGAATCTATCACCAGAAGATGCCTGGTTGAAGTTTTTTGCAAATACATTGGAAAAATGGTCAACTGCGCAGCAGAATGAAGATCAGATTCAACAGATACGTCAATGGATCTATCTTTGCTTACAGAGAAATTTACGATGGCCAGATCTTATTTCCTATTGGATTCAGACCGTGAACAATGCAAGATACGACTGGCTAACTCAAGAGGCGAAACGAAGTTTATTTAAAATTTTGGCGAATGCAGAGTCAGGAGGAGGATGGACTCTGATAACGTCATATAGAATACCAATTCTTTGGGAGGAACTACATCTGAATTTAGGAAATTGTTTATATGAAATTAGGAATAAATGATCGTTGAGTTCATTGCTGATATTATCAAAAAAGAATATGAAAAGGAACCTCCAGTAAGTACATTTACACGCGCAACTGAGCAGGAATTGGAAACATTGTATAAAGAGTGTGGGCAATTTTCTTCATTTGATCCGCTTGAATTCCGCAAACATATACTAACAACTGTGCCGACCTATATTTGTAAGAAGTCTGCACACGGCAATATAATTGCACTATTACCCAGTACATCCTATTACCCGCCGTTTGATCTGTGGTTCAGGATTCTGCGGGCTTTTTACAATGATCGGCCTTATACTATTTTTTATCTTGCACATCAGTCTCAGCGGGAATTACCAGATACTCCACCGATAGGTCCTCAGAATATTAATGGGGGATATACATATCCGTGTGATCCAAACTGTATCGTTATTTATAGGGAACAGGATGCAACACGTGTACTGATTCACGAGTTATTGCACGCCAGTTGTACGGATCGCTTTGGACACAGTGGTGAAAATATTGACAGGAATGAAGCGGAAACAGAGGCGTGGGCGGAATTAATCGCGTGTGGATTTTATGCACGAGGGTCTCTGGAAAAGTTTCGGAAAGCTATTCGGCTACAATCTGCCTGGATGCAGAGCCAAAATAGGACCATTGAGCCCTATTTCAAAAATCAAGAATTTCCTTGGCGATACACGGTTGGCAAACAGGAAGTCTGGTCACGTTGGGGTATTTTGCAGACTGATTACAAACGACTAGATACTAAAAGATCACTTGCTCTTTTATATCCTAAATTTGACAATGCGTTTTGGAATTACAGTGATTGAAGAAAAAATGGGAATTCAAGGTCTGTTTCATTTTCTACGAAAATATGAGCAGATAGTTGATATTACGAACTATGTTCTTAATAAGAATGTAGCTCTAGATATCTTCTGTTTCATTCATCGTTCAAAAGGTTCCATACAATATATAAAGGAACAGCTGGCACCACTTCATTTGGCGAAATCAATTACTGCAGTATTTGATGGATCACCGACAGAGGAACGTTCGAAGGCAAATGAAGGTGTGCGAAATAGGAATGCAAATATGAAAGAGACTATTAAAATTTTGCGAGAATCATTAAATGAAAAAAATGGATTATCTTTACAAAATAGAGCATATTTACTCAAGCACATTGAAGATTTGGAGTTTCAGTCCTGGACACCGTCTCCAAAATTTATTCGTGAAGTAAAAGAACTGCTTGAAGAAATGAATATTCGTGTTGTCTCTGCTGAAAAAGGGATAGAGGCTGATACTGTTCTATTATCAATAGAGGATTCTGTTATAATTTCCAATGATTCAGATTTACTGATTCACGGATCACACGTATTGCGTCCTGATGGATTCAATTGTCGCCTATATGTTAAAAAAAAAATTTTAGAACAATTGCAGATGAATCAGGAACAATGGGAAGTATTTATACACATTTGTAAGACTATGAATCATACTGATTGTGAAATAGCGTTTAGTCTTATAAAAATATATAAAGATATTGAAGTAATAAAAGAAAAATTTTCACATTTGTGGTAAAATAAAAAAGAGGGTTTTTTCTTTTATTATTTTCTTTTCCAAGCTATTTCAGAAAGTCATTTTGCTTTACGCCGTCGTATTGCGGCTCTTCAGCTCATACAGCTTGTACAGATGCTTCTGCACATTGCGGTAGCTGACCGTCTCGCCCTCGGCCAGACCGAACAGCTTGCGCATAGCAGCATTAGGATGGATCGTGTGACCCTGGCCCTTCTCCGCGTTCTTCAGGCCATTCGCATCCACGTAGGCACTGAACGCCTTCGTCACATCGGCAGGCGCCATCTGCGTACCGTTGGCCTTGCCCAGGAACGCGCACAGCTCATTCTTGAGTGTGACAGGCGTCTTGAAGATCGTGGGGCGCTTGTTCTCCGCATCCGTTGCATCCTCAGAGCGGCGCGCGCGACGACGACGACCAGCGGCCTTCAGATCACGAGCCACACGCTTGGACAGACGCTGCAGAGCCTTCAGCGTATTCACTGCACTGTCACGCACAGCCTGCACATCCGTCATCAGGGCCTCAATATCCTGCTGTACAGAGGTGGTCGGTACAGCCGCACCAGCCGCCACAGCAGAGGCATCAGGTACAGCCTCAACCGTGTTCGCAACCACAGGCGCAGCGGCAGCAGCGGCCACTACCGTCTCAACCTGGCTAGTAGCCACGGCAGTCTCCGTCGCCGCCTTCTTGCTCACACGCTTAGTCGCAGGCGCTGCAGCCGCAGCCGCAACAGGCGCAGCAACAGCAGCAACCGCAACAGGGGCGGCCGTCACTACAACCTCAGTCGTTTCCTTCTTTGCTACACGCTTAACAGCCTTGCTGGGGTTCGCACTCATCGTACTAGTACCGGTGGAAGTATTTACCATTTTTAAACGCACTGGCATAGGATATGCGTTATATTTCGCTCAAATTTTTGTTCAAATTGCCATACCAGCCCCCTAGGTGAACTGCGTTTGATTTTTTTTTTGAAATGTACTTATAGAGACAGCCTTTCACCTACACATTTGTCAAACAGCCCAATTTTTCTTTCTCCAAACTTCCGAGGAATCCAAGATTGGCACAATCCTGTAAAGAAATCCACACGGTTCCTACTTGCTAATACAATAGCGGCCTAGCCTAGTCTGTATCACAAAATGTGAAACAAAATGTTCCCAGATCTAATAGGAAAAAGGAATGGATGTTGCAATAAGAAAATGTGCAAACATTCGCTCCAAACGTCATCCAGATCAAAGATGTCAGAGAACAGCCGTTCAAGGTGAATTCTGTTCTCTTCATTACAAGAAACCGAATAGGTTTGTACCGCGCACACCACCTTTGCCTCCTCTAAATAATTACTTTCATATTGCCTTTTCCCAGTTTCAAAAAAAAATCCGCACATTCCTGGGACTTAAGGCATTTAAATTTCAGGGTCCAGCGGCAAATTTTCCTAGTCTTGCAACAAATGAAACAGATTTTGCAACACTTGATCCTATTGATTCTTTACCAAGATTATATAGGTTTTCTATAGCCGATTCGCAAAAACAGATATGGTTGTTTGATATACGATCTTTAGTGGAAGAACTAAAACGTTCATCCCCTCTCAAAAATCCATACACATCTATTCCTTTTTCCCCACAACAGCTATTACAACTACAGAAACGCATCGAATGGCTCTTAAAAAAGAAATATTCTCTTTCATTTGGCGATAGTGAATCCGTGCCACCAACCTATCAACAGAATGCGGTGCAGTTGTGTCTTTTTATGGATGCTCACGGATATCTGACAAACGTGGACTGGTTTCTTTCCCTTGTTCCTCAACAAATTCAGGTATTTTTGTACACACTTGAACTTCTCTGGTCACACAGAATAGGTTTATCAGATGAACAAAAATTAGCAATGTATCCAGAATGGAATCCAGAACTCCGTCTGACACCGACCATACGATCAAGAACAACTTCCGTAGCTCTTGATCATCTTATTACATTTTTATTGAAATTTGTCCAGGCTTCAAACAAAAAGGAGTTAGAAACTCTTGCTTCAATGTATGTTTTAATGGCTCTTACACAGATTTCTGCGAGTTGTCGCAGAGCCTATCCGTGGTTGGCGCTAGTTTGAGCGGCCGGCAAAAATTTGACGCGAAATTTTCGCCTCATTCAAACCTCAGTAAAAGAAGTCTAAGATGTCCGCCGTTATTTATGCCTCCGATTTTACGACGAGCAAGGTTACGATCAGTGCGCCAAAGGTACTGGATAGTGGTGCAAAGCAGTCTTATCTGAATTACGAAGGGGGAAAGCTTCTGATGCAGACTGCGACCTCTATGTCGGTGCCTTTCGGTCTGAGTGTTTATGATAAGGCGGGTCCTCCTGAGTACAGTGTTGAGATCAGCTTTCGTGGTGCTGACGGAAATGCTGAGGTGAAGGAGTTCCAAGATGCGATCTCCGCTCTGGATGAGTTTATGATTGAGCAGGGTGTAAAGAATTCGCGTATGTGGTTCAAGAGTGATCTGAAGCGCGAGGTGGTTCAGGCATTCTATACCCCTTCTCTGCGCTATGGAAAGGATAAGGAGGGCAATCCTCTGCCGTATCCGCCTACTCTCAAGCTCAAGCTTCGCAAGGTGAATGGCGACTTTGAGACGAAGTTCTATGATGTAAAGGGCAATCCGTACAAGGGTATTCCTATTGAGGATATGCTGGTAAAGGGTGTGCAGCTGACTGCGATTATGGAGTGCGCGGGTGTCTGGTTTGCTGGTTCCAAGTTCGGCTTGACATGGCGTGCCAAGCAGATCGTTGTGCATCGTCTACCCGAGCGTCTGCCCGAGTTTACTGCATTCCGTCTGGGTGCATCTGCAAATGAGGAGGTTGCTGCTCCTGTTCAGCGGCGCTCAGCGGCTACAGCACCATCGGCTGCGGAGAATGAGATTGAGGACGATGAGGCTCTACAGGCTCCTGCTCAGCCTATGTCCGCAGTTGCAGCAGTGATGCCGCAGCGTCAAGTTGAGCAGCAGACCACTGTGGACGACGAGGAGGCCGATGATGCTGAGCCGATTCCTGTTCCTAAGAAGCCTGTTCTGAAGAAGAAGCCTGTTGTGGCTAAGAAGTAAAATTATAGGCGATTCGTAGGTGCCCGTGCAATAAAAGAGTAAAAAAATATAAAAAAAAATAAAAAAAGCAAGGAAACAAAATTACAAATCTTTTTTCTACAATTGGATCGCTGCTGTAGTTCTATCTCATAATCATTATCAGTTACTCTGCAAATTAGGCATAATCTATCTGTACCGTGTTTTCTCCAAACTTCAAAACAGTATCTATGAATGTGATATTTGCATTTGCAAATGTAAGGAACTATATCTGAACGAAGAGAACTACAATTTACAAAACAGACTAGACATTCATTTGTAGTTGTCATACCATAACCTATTATCCTATCACAATTGAAACAACCTATGGTGGCCAAGAAGTAACAATTCCTACTACATTCGTACAAGGACCATTCACTGCATCAGGAATAGCAGGGTTGAGTTTGACTATAGTTCCAGGTGGAGGTGCTGGACATACGACAGGTATTGTTCGCTGATAATTCAAAAATCTTGGAGGAATATTTACAACCGGATTTGTCACTCTTTGTAGAGCTAGGGCCCTATTAGCAGCTGCTGTACAAGTCTGTTGTGCGCGTATTTGTGCATTCAAGAGTTGACTACTCGTATTTCCTCCACTATACGGATTGATCTGTGACCCAGGTTGAGGTAATATCTGCAGAGCAGTCGGTAATTTTCCGACAGTGTTACATCGCAAAGTTTTTTGGGCGATAAGGTCAGTCAGTCCAGATGCTAAATTACCTGTTCCTAGTTGTCCCGTCGTACTTTTTTCTGCAGTTTCACACGTAACAATCTGTGAATCGTATTGGATTACCATACATTTGCTATCAACATTCATTTTCACGAATGTAGACTCTGCTAAAATATACTTAGTAAATAAGATGGTTATCCTGATTTTTTTCTTTCTTTTAGCCCTGGTAGTATTTTTATTCTTTTACATAAAACCCTCACGCCAATCCGAATCTTTCACTGATCTCAGTGCAAATACTGTGGCGCAAATTCCAGAATTCAAACCGTTTTATGACTGGCATCAGCAATTTTGCGGAGTGTGGGATAAAGTGATCGACAATGCAATGAAAGTGGATCAAACTTCTGAAACAAAGGATAACTATATTGCAATGCTTGAAACGCAGGAAAATGCAGTCTTCCCGCGTTGTGATCCTATCTTAACGGCCAATCCTGCTCAACCACAGGCCATTGTACCACTTATTCCATCAACACCTGACACATATGATGCTGCAATATTGTATATGGGAAAAGAAATATCCAAGATTAAGCAACAAACGGAAGCAGCTCTTCAGGGACAATCGCCAGCAAGTTCCGAGGCTTTTGAAGATGTGCCACCACCGTCAGCTCATTGTTCTCCAACGTGCATACCCGAAACACCCGAAGAAAAAGAGACCCGTCAAGATGCTCTACTGAAAATACGGCAGGCTCTAATCGCATTTAATCCATCTATTCCTAAGTTACAGGGGAAACTTGCAATAATTCAGTCAGGATTAAACGACTTGAATGCCTATAAAGAACGCGCACAATCGGGTGAAATCGTAAAGGATATTAAAATTTCATAAATTAATGATAACGACACACCTGCCTCTGAAATCAACTATACGATTTCAAACTGAATTTCCTTCAGATCATACGGCTATTGCTAGAAAACTTACCAGCGCACAATTTGAGGTTGATTATATCGGTTCAGCACTCAGTAATCCATATTTTACTTTAAAATGTTGTGATAGATTTCTGAAAATACCAGCGAATTCAACTTTTCCAATAATTTATGATTCACCTATACCGATTTCAGATCCTATTCCATTTACTGCGCACATACCTAAACACATTGTACAAACGTGGAAATCATCTGACCTTTCTCAACAAATGGAATATGCAATTTCCACAGTCAAAAAATATAATCCTGATTTTGAATATTTTTTTTTCACTGATGAAACACGCAAAGAGATTATTTACCAATTTCCTAAAGAAGTTCAAAAGGCGTATGCATCCCTGATACCTGAAGCCTTTAAAACAGATCTATGGAGATATTGTTTTCTGGAAAAAAACGGCGGCGTATATCTTGATTCTAAAATAGTGTTACAAAGACCGCTTTATTCTCTTACGAATCCTAATACGCGATTAATATTAGCAGATGATCTTTTTCCTTCCAATATTTATAATGCCATTCTAGCATCACCACCGAACCATCCACTTATGAAAGAAATTATACAACAGGCAACAGAACAGATTCTTGCAAAAAATCCAGGTATAGATAATTTAGATATTACAGGTCCACGAGCGCTTGGAAGAGCATTTGCAAAAGTGTACAATATAGCTTGCGCACAATGGACACTAGAAAAATTAGCTATACCAGAAATCATAGTTCTTAAAAATGATCCTTCCACTGGAGGAAAAAGAATACTTGACCACCAGGATTCTGTTATAGGATATACGCATTTTTCATCGTACTACAATAAGGAAAATCCTATTCAAAATCATCATAGCACTCTATGGAAAACCGGCAAAATTTTTATTCCTGCAGAGTGCGACGAGCCGTCTGATTGCGCAGAGACTGTCTAGATTGAATCAGATCCTGCAGTTTCCGTTTTTTATTCGCTGTTATTCTTCGCACTCTTTCGCGAATTAAACTGGAAATACCCTTCTGGTGTCCACTACAATTCAAAGACACAAAAGGAAAAGGGAACTTATCAGGTGACATACGTGCTCTATAACTTATTTCAACCAATTCTTGTGCAAGACATCCTATACCCTTCAAATCCATATTCTTATATTGTAGTAAACTAATACTAAAATAAAGAGTAATGAGAGTGTCCAATGTCGCCGCCAATAATGTTTCATTGTTTTTTAGTGGAATATTGTAATAGGAGTGGCACGCAGACAGAGAAATAAGGATGAGGACTGGTACTCCACTGCTACCACGTAGGAACCAGGACATCTGTGGAATCAAATCTCCGCCAAGTGCCTCAATCTTCTGCACTTTTACAGGTGTTTCAGGAGACAAATGACGAAACTCATAACGGAAATGTTCCGTGTCTTTTTTGAGATCCGATGTATAGACAATGATGGGTTTCTGCGTTTTCAATAGCCAATTTGCAGATCCAGCACGACCTATACCCTTTTTCAAACCTGTTCTATAATATCCTACTAAATCTGCACCAGCAAATATCCGTTTTTCGTGAACAACATAATCCATTACAGCATCAACTTCGCGCTCACTTAGACGATCTTTATGTGCGTATCGTATCTTGCACGGCTCAACAGGTGCGAAATGATTCAAAAGCAGAAGTCTCTCATACACCTTTCCCCATCTTTCCACCTCACCTTGTGGGCGACTCAGTTCCAAATACATTAACATTCGCAGCGTATTTGCATCCAGATACGATATACCGTCGACTTTGTATTCCTTTTCTGAAAGAATCTTATATAGGCGTGAGTCTATGGCAGTTAAATCCAATACAGGAACAAAATTCACGTATATTTTTATTGTTCCTTCGTGAATTCCTTCGCGAGCACCTATTTCGGTAAAACCAGCTCGTCGTAGTTCTTTACTTATACTACGTATATCTTCATCTTGATCAGGTGTGAAAACATCATAGTCAGGAACATTATATCTCGGATCGTAGAACTTATATTTTCTGGGAAGATGTGCATTAATTGCCTGACCTCCGTAACAGAGCCGATGTTTACGACGAAGAAAATCTTCAACAACATCTATTGCACGAAGAATTTCTTCATTGTGGGCGGTTTCATAATCAATCGCCTTTTGAGCCTCCGCTGAAGCTTCGCGAATAATTTCAATCTGTTTTTTGAATATTTTTTCATCAAAGAAAGGCGATTGAATAACTTGCGGATCCTGATCCATTCCTTCCTATCTGATACTTTCAAAAAATGACTACACAGAGGGTGCACGCAGAGAACCGCCTTTTGCATCTGCGGCAGTTGCTTGTTGCGCAGGAACAGCGACAGGTGGCCGAGTAAAGCGGAGGGATTTCGGTTTCGGCATAAAACTGTACGTTCCAAAAGTGGTATCTTCAAACATAAATCCGTTCCCTGTATCCCACAGGCAAATAGGTAAACAATGCACACCTATTTCACCGCCAACATAGTCAAATGTTTTCTTATCGATGGGTTTACTTGGATCCGCACTCAGAGCAACTGTCCATCGTAATTTTGTCTGATCACACGTATTATCCACCTGTCCTGGCGGAATCACCATATAACTGTCGGCCGTTTCCAGACCACCGAAAGATCCGCCCGCCATATCTGATGTGCAACCAAGTTGTGTCTGTTTATAGGCAAGACGCAGGTTTACAATATAATCCAGATCCTCATTGGGGGCATAGGCTCCACTTGTTCCTCCAGGCGTTGTAGTTCTAAAAGGGGATGTATCGGCATTGCAGAAAAAGAGAACACGACCATCATAATCTGAAATAGGGTTGGTCAAAAGCAGACTTTCCTGTGCTTGGCGTGCAAAGGTTCCTCCTGTTACAATATTGTCAACCGATTTATCAAGAAGCGGTGTGAGACCTCTTGCTATTCTTGAATAATATGTGAGCAGTCGTTTATTTCCAATTCGCTCTCGTGGAGGAATTCGTAGCAAATATAATACTATTATGAGCGGATCTGTGCTGTTTTGTACTCCTGATCCGAATGCATTTGCGCGTAAAACATTGCTCACGCGCCGTATACTTGAATCGGCATCCGAATTGCACTGTGGTCTTCCACTATCACCATTAAAGGCAATACGTCCATTCACATCACGTACTACAAGACGAGGGTAGTAGTCAAATGCGTCACCTCGTCCTACACAGTCATCAATGTAGTCTATTTCATAGATGAAAGTACGACATCCAGCTTTTAGTGCATAGAGTGTAGCATTCTCGTAGTCAAAATAGCCGTTCTGAAAGGGTCCAAGATATCCAGAAAATCGGCAACCGAGGCAATAGAAATTTACAAAGCACTGTTCTGCGCTAGGCATATCCGTAATGAGAGAACTGGTCAGAAGATCATCTACACTTCGGCGTTTACTGGCAATAGGGTCAAATCGTGCAACGATTTGCCCCAGCTGTTTTGTATAACCACTATCTGATCTGATTGAATCAGAAACGAATCCTTCCTTGTAGGAAAATAACCATTGTGCGAATAGAAAACCTAGCAATATTCCCAGAATGATACTGAAAATTTGGAATAGGCTCATATTCCACTACTACTACTACTTAGAACTACCATTATAAATATTATCGTACATCTGCAATAGGAGAGCCAGGTTCATTCCAAAGATCCAACTGTCGTACGATGTGTATTCATAGTTGAACGTTAAATGTGCTACAGTCATATAGCCAGAAATAATTACTGCGATCCCCAGGACCACCAATAAAACTTTATCTAAAAAAGATATCATAATCCTATTTGGTGTAAATAAATTTGAAAACGGTGCTGCCGATAATAGTAGTATCGATGAAAATGGCAACACAAGTGCTTTTCTTTGTGCGATTAGATAATATTATGTTCAGAGATTCTCGGGATACAAATACTGTTGTAGTTTCGGCCACATCTGGTCAAGATCTTCTTGATCAGATATGCCTAGCATATCGCATTCCGCCCAAAAATATTCAAGTGTGGACTGTATCTTTGGGAATGAGTCGCAAACGGATTGATACAATGACGGATAAAGAGTTTTCTGAACTCTCAAAGGAAACAAATGCATATATTCGTTATTCTATTTTTCAGAGCCTACCTGTGTCAGACGTGTGATAAGAATTTTCAGCACATTTTCCCAACTGTATTTGGTAACAGTTTCGTGTGCAGCTTTTCCGTGCGCTGCTCTAAGATTCTCATCAAGAACATAGCGCTCCATTGCACGAGCAAAATCAATAGGATCAACCACTTCGGCCTCTCCCCCAGTTGGACAATATCCTAACGGTAAATAGTAACGAGATTTGCACGGAACGATCAAGCTATTTTTTTCATTGCAGTATTCCTTATGCCCAACAACATTGCTCAGAACTTGAGGTACACCAACCCCCATCTGTTCAAATGCACAAAGACCAAACCCCTCACCGTCTGCACAACTTACTCCAGCATCAGCCAGATTATACAATATATTTATCTCACTATCTTCGTACTTTCGCTGATCATTGGATAGCATTAGCCTATTGCCAAACTGGTCTATAGATGCGCCACGAATACGAAGTTCTCTCGAATAAATTTCAAATACGGGATATCCGCCCCTATCACCCTTATCACAGATCATCATCAGAAAAATTGGCATACTAGGATTTCTTACAATAAGTTCAACGAAGGCCATAACGAGGAGATCCAGACGTTTACGTGGCTGATTCCGATTTAGACTCAAAAAAAGAAACGCTTCTTCAGGAATTCTTGCAGATTGACGAGCCAATTTTTTCGGTATGGGATAGAAAATAGTCTCATCAAATCCGTGTGGAAGAACATCTATTTCACGATGCATTCCTTGAAACCGCAGAATCTTTTTCCATTCTTCTGTGAAACAGAAAACTCTTTCAGCCTCCCTGTTCACGAGATCAATGAGATTCCGTGGCTGTGTTTTATACACCTGATCAATATACAGCCAAATCCGCCAATCTCTCTGTACACCGCTATCTTCAAGTTTCCGCAACTCTACCAAATACTCTGAAATTACTGCAAGATCATTGTAAATGAATATGATATCTGGTTTTTCCTTTTTTACCACTGCGGAAAGTTCTGAAAAACCAAAACCTGCCTTGATGCCTGTCTTGGTTTTTGTCTCAAGTTCCACTGCATCATATATTTGGATATCCGTTGGATAACTCCGTGTCCCATTTTCCCGAAAGCCCTGGATTGCAAAATGAATGGTCGTAAGCCAGGGTAATTTTGCCAGTTCATTGATAATATTATAACTCACTTTTGCATATCCTGTTATCTGATTAATATGCGTGCTTACAAATAGTAGTTTTAATCTACGAATATTGACTATAGGCACTTCTTCACTAGCTCCGTCTGCAATTTTGTTTTCAAGAGATTTTACAAGATCTTCTAATGAGTTCATTACTCAAATAGAACTCATATGACTTAAGCTCTTTTTTTACAGTTATTACTTAGCAATAATCCTATAACAGAATGCCTAGGCAAAGAAGAAAAGCTACTATACCGAAGGCTCTCCGAGAGCAGGTTTGGGCAACCTATATGGGACAGCAATATGAAAATAAATGTCTCGTCACGTGGTGTACGAATCGGATAACAGTGTTTGATTTTCAATGCGGACACAATATTCCCGAAGTGAAAGGAGGTCCAACGACATTGGCCAATCTGCGTCCAATTTGTTCACGGTGTAACACATCAATGGGATCTTCATACACTTTTGATGAATGGTGCAATAATTTCGGAACACAGTGCCAGGATGCCTTTAGTAGGAAATCTTCGAGAACGTGGAAACAGTTCTTTTCACAATGCTGTTGTTTTTTCTCGCCAGTAAGTAGAAATGAAAACGCAGAAGCAGCGCAAGGAAGGCGGCAAGCAAAGAAAAGGAACAAGAAAATTAAGCCCGTGGAACAAGTTTGTTCAAAAAGTGTACCAGGAAATGAAAAAGGCGAACAAAAGTGCGACGTTTAGCTCTGCACTAAAGGAAGCATCGCGTCGCAAGAGTGAAATGTAATTTCCTCATTCAAGTACACGAAGCAAATAGATAGCACTTGCTATTAGTATTCCTCCACTTAGTGTTTGAATACTAGGCGCACGATTTACAGTGAAAGTACAATTTCACTATAAACAACACCTAATTTGGGCAGTAGTTCCTCCATTCAACTATTTTACGCTACAATTTTATGCCAGACATACCTTCTGCAATTCCAGTTTCCACTTTCTCCACTGTTCTTGCAGACCAGATCTGTATCTTTCGCCATCTTTAGGATTATCTTTCAGTAGTTGCACGAGAGTAGCCGCTTTTTCCCAATCTTTCAATTCAACAAGTGTCAGATTCGCGCGTAGCCAATTCCAATGTACATCATCTCCTTTTTGACGGACATATAATGGCACCGCACCGTGTTCAAGAGCTTCCCAGAAGCGGAAGGTGTCACAGTTGTTTCCAGGTGGACAGGCAACAAATTTGCTATTGGCCAACACTTTGCTATAGTCGATATGACTGGACATATTCGGTGATAGCCAATCCTCTGTCCAATGTACGTTGTTGGTCAACACCTTTTGCAGCAAAGGTTTCATCGCCTCTTTCCTATTGCACCAATTTGTTCCGTGAAAGGACCAATCAAGTGTTCGTTCTTCCCATTTGAGACCAGATAGGATCTCCGAATGAACAGGTCGCGAGTAGCCCAATGGAATGACCACAACCTTCCTATTTCCATCCAAATCCTTCTTGGCATAATTTCTATACACTTTTACACAATTCACAAAGCCATAGAAATCGCATTCATCTGTTAAAGTCTCATCAGATAAATGCACTACGACAAATTTTATCCCCTTATCGTTTAATTTCTTGAAAACTCTTCGCCAGAATGTGATATGAGGCCGTGCAGCCACAATCCACACAAGGCCATCGGCTGATTGCGCATTTTCTTCACCTTCCCAAGGTACAAGATGAAATGGCGGTAGAATCTGATTCAGCCACGCGCTCTCAACTTTTCCTGTATTTTTATCTTCAGGATCGCTGTAATACCATAATTTTTTTCTGTTTCCTGTGGTATCGTTGTCTTCCCTGCCTCTGGCTCCATCTTTCAGACGCTGCAGTACATATTTCCTCTCAGATTCATCAGACGCCGCCAGCCAAGATCGTGCATCCAACAGAGTTTTCGTTTCATTCGCCATTTTTCCACCACAGACGCTCTGTAAAAAGAACAGACTGTCAATTCTTTTGCCCTTTTCCCATACAGCAGTGTCCTTTTCGCCAAAAAATTCGGCGTTATTCCAAATATCAGAATCAAACTTGTCCACACGATCCATTTTATCGAATTCCGAGTTTACATAAACAGGATCATTCTCTTGCATACAACCTGCAAAAAGATCTGTGAGAACATATTTATTTAGACCCCATTCAGGACGACCGAGAAAATGATCAATACTGGTGAAACACCCAGTCTGTTTCAATGCACGGAGCAGTTTTTTCGCACCACTCTTACTGATAATATAGGAATAGGTACAGAAGTGGAAAACAGGTGCAGCTTCGCCCTTACTAAAGAAATAGTTTGGCAGAATCTTTCCCCATATCTCATTTACTGGCCCTACTACACCTCCGCTCCTATACACCTCCAAATTGCCAGGTAAGACTCCACCAAGAAATCCTAATTCCAGATCCTCAGGGCACTGTTTCATCATTGTGTTCCATTGATTCTCAAATTGCTCATCACTTGTTGCGCGAAAACGAACATCATCTTCAAGAATCAGATATTTCATAGAATCATCGCCAATTTCACAGGCTAATTGCATCCACATAAGAATATGAGAAAGGGCACATCCCATTACGCTCTTTTTCCATCCGAAATCACATTTTTCAAACAGTGTATAAAGATCCTGTGTGAGTTCAAGTGTGCGTCCATCAATAGCAGGAAATCTGCGCACAATCTTACTCAAAGTTGGATGAGCGGCTGCGAAGGAGTTCCAGCGATCTGAACGACGTTCAAGACCAATCATCCATATATCTGTCACCCCAGTTAAATGTTCGGCGGATCTTTTCCAGTCTCCACGATGGTGATAGATGGAGCGCCCCAGCAGAATAGTTCTGCGTAAACTCTCCATTTCAATAACAGCACTTGCGTCAATACTGGCAAATTTTCTTGCCCCCATCCGCAAACGAAGAACACTCATTATACTTTGATCGTGCCTATGTCCACAATTCTGCCCATTTTCCAAAATCTCTGTCAGCTTTCTGCCACGGAGATTTTTCAAATCCTTTCCAGCAACCAGACACTTTGAAAAGAACTCGCACGCATCTGAGTGTCCGCCACGGAATATGAGCAGACCACCGACAATCTGTCGTGCCTCCAGTTCTTTCTCGGTCACGTGCATATTTTGCACCATTTCCGCGGAACACCAATGTTTATTAATTTGTTGGCTATCTTCAAAGAAAAGAATACCACGATCCCAAGCAGCACGAAAGAGTGCCTCATCAAACCGTAACCATTGCGCACCAGCATCCGTCCAGACTACAAGATTGTCTTTGAGTTCGTGAACAACAGTATTCAGAATCCAAAGTTTCCATCCAAAAATTCCTATTTCCCAAAACCCCTCTCCCTCCTGTGCCTCTTCAGGTAGTCGTCGCAGCTCAACCCAAGGATACGCTTTTATTATTTCACCTTCTACACATTTTTCAATATCCCAGCCAATGTACAGAATACAACGAAGATTTCCAAAATTTGGTGATCCATTACGTTGCAATTGAAGACACTCTAGTAATCTGGCTGCACTGGGCATATATCTTTTTGTAAAAAAAGATACAAAAACAGGCGTTGGAAGTTTGCCAACCAACATAGTTTTTATATGATCTTCGTTATCTATTACCTGTTCTTTGACGCACGGCTGCGGCTGCGGCTGCGGCTGCGGCTGCGGCTGCGGCAGCCCAATTCGTTCCAGGAGGGCACACCCAATCCGTTCAACCTGTTTCCACATTTTCTCCAGTTGTGAAGGGCCCAGAGCGGGTGTCTGAACAATTTTATCCAAACGTTTTTTACCGAGCTCGTACTGTTCCACCCATTGAATGGTTGAGCTCGGTATTTCTGCATCTTTTCCTTCCAATTGAATAAAACTCTCGGGATCAAAATCTTCACTTGCCATTCTATCCCCCCAATAAATTGGCACACAACCTGCCAGCTTTGCGTGTAACAATTTTTCTGTAACATATCCACTATTACCGTTGTTCACGAGACCATTCTCATAACAGAGCGAATATTTACGATCTTTCATCCAGGCCACTTTCGCAGCATCACCACCGCCTCCGCCTCCATAGGAATAGGGAATAGGGCCACCAATATTATTCCATAGTTGTCCGCCTGAGCATACTTTGCGCCACTGTGTCAGGTTCTGAAATGCGGTGTTCCGAATGCTGCATCCAGGGTTGCTCACAATCCACGAGCAAAAATTGGTGCGCAGATCCCAGCTTTCTCTATCACCGCCTTGAGTTGCGAGAGATAGGGGTAGGCAGTTTGGATTGCGATTAGGTTTGGAGCCGGTTGCAAAAATATCTAGGAAAAGCATCCAGATTGGAAGTCGCAAATGATGGTTATCTTCTTTTATGGAATGGGTTAGAAACAGATCTGCCGCTATCTCATTATTGTCCGTCCACTGCTCACCGCTGAAAAACACTCGTGGACACCAGCTGACACGCACCCATTCGGATCCAAATGGACCAAAAATATGCAGTTTGGAATAACGGGAAAGACCATTGAATCCGCGCACTCGAACTGTTGTCCTATCCTTTTGCGTCTTTTGTAGAGTCCAGCGAATAAGATCCAGAAACCAATTATCTTCACCGTCAAATCCTTCCCACATATTACTGAAACTGATTAATAGTTCTTCTGAGGGTTCTGGTACAGGTGCAGCCGCAGCAGCCGCAGCAGTCGCAGCAGCAGCAGTCGCTGAAAAATCTTTCAAAACATTCTTCCATTTTTGCAGTGATTCTTTTTGCAACTGTTCAATATTTTTAACAATTTCATCGAGTGAATCTGACTGTTGTTCCTGCATTCTTTTAACGGCCGAAATCATTTCACGAATACTGCAATCGTCATAGTAGCCAGCTTTAACACCCAGCCCCTTTAGCCATTCGCTATTATGTACAAGACGAACACCTGACCAAACAAGATCAAGAACACCGACACGAAACGGCACAAAGCGTTCGTGAGTGACCACTATGTCATTTGCGCCCAAATCACAATAGCGTTCACGTCCCCTATATTCAGGAGTAAAACATATATTACTGCTCACGTTCGTTTCAAAAAATTTGGATCTTTTCAATATGTCTGAATTATACACCACCACCTTTTTCTCCTCAATACCGAATCCATACGAATTCATTGCAACTAAAGGAAAAACGGCTGAACTAATATTCTTCTGAGAACAGCATATATTTATAATATTCAGTGTCGTACTTTCTGAAATATCGTTCGCGCCCATTTTTTTCCAGCCCTCCACCAAAACTGGAGTCCAATAAAAAGGAACAAGTGTTATAGATTTTACCTTTAGAATTTGCCTTAGAGCTGCAATATCTTCTTCACAATTCAAAGTATCCCACATCCAAACTTCATCCTTTTCACTGAGATTGTAGAGACAGCCACCCCTATTTATATCAATATAAGGAAAAGCATCTAATTCCGCAAACAGCCTTGATCCACGTAGAAAAACGATTGATCTTTTAGCAAGTTTCTCTCTATCCCAACAGAGCCCATCTATATCAAAAAATAGATCAAATTCTTGAAATGACACATCTGCAATTGGAATAATTGGTCGTTCATCTTTTTCAGCATCTGGCCACCACGACTCATTTAGTCCGCAGTTGACCCATACTATTTCGCAGTTTTTCTCTAATACTTCAGCGAGAGCAAATGCAGTCTGACCCTGCCCATTGCTAAAAATGGAAGATGAAAATCTGACAGATATCCCAACTTTCATTATAATCTAGACCCGTGAACATTTTAAACTGGCACTTTCAGCTGGCTCCGCCAGCCGAATAAAGCGTAAAAATGTTCACGGGAAGTACGTCCTCCAATTTGTGCCCAGCACATATTTGAGGTCTAGACCCGTGAACATTTTAGGTCGCCGTCCTATTCTTCAATCAACTGTTTCCACCTATTTTGTACAACTTCATTATGTATACAATAGTTCCAAGCCAGAAGCTCTCCAGATTTTTTATATGACTCTATATTTTTGTGATGATTATTCACTATATTGTGCAAAAGTGCAACAGCTTCATCAAGATGGGTATGTGACCAATAGTAGCCAAAATCTTTCCAAATAGAACTTGTATGAAGAACAGGCCATCCAGCAACAGTTAATTCCAAAGTCATATAATTGTATTCATTATTGAAATGATGCCCAATAAATACTCCTCCTGGATTGTTTGCAGTCAGTTCGTGGACTGTTTCACGGCCAAGTAAATCAATACGATCTTTTAAAGGAGATTTTCCCAAAATCGCAATTTGGAAATGATTATTTGCACGCAGACGCTCACTATTCATAATTTTTACTCTGCCGCGCCATTCTGGATGTGCTGCAGCATAAATTTCAATAAGGACAAGGGGAAGAAGTGCACATTTTTGGAAAGAAATATTCGGTTCAGCTATAACAAAATCACGTTGCATTTCACTAATCCAATTTCCTTTTGGGAGAAAGGTTGGCATCCAGATATAGGGTGCAATACGTCCTCGTGATAGGCCTACTCTATTCATTGCACACGCATATTCAAGATGACCTGCATAGTGTGGTGAAACCCATATCTGATCAAGAGATCCTATTGAATGATGAGGGAAGTTTATTTGTGGCGTTTTTGTAGTTGTTTCTATGTCAATGTTGAGTATATGACCCAAATAGAGACGAACAATTTTAGCCCCTATTTCTCTTAAAAACATACTGAAAGATTTTTCAACCGACATACCAACTTCAATATATAAATAGACAGGTAGTGGTTTTTTTACAATATCTTCAGGTAGCATATACCTATATCCTTTTAGAAGAGGCGTGTCAGGATTTGGTGAGTCATTGAAAACAAAATGGGGCTCGTATCCCATCACTTCAAAAAGATTATAAAAAAATATTATATTTTGGAGAAGGCCATTATTGAATAGAATAGAACTATTGATAACTTGTGTGGCAATAAGAATAATCTTTTTATTTTTTTCAGTCAAAGAAATTGTCATTGGTCTAATCTTTATGGGTCTAGGATTCAATTGACTATCTGAATTGACAGTTAAACCTGCAATTTTCATTAAACAATAGAATCAATATTTGGCTTAGGTTGAGCTATACCAATTTGCCTAAGTGAGAGAGAAGGTTGATCTGTTTAACGAATGGTATTTGGTATGAACAGTTTTTTATCACTATTTGTTTGTTTAGTTAGGTCAGGTTTAATAGGTGCAGTTCTTGATGATAATAATCGTGCACTTACTGCAGGAGGGAGTTTATTAAAAACAGGAGGAAGATTTGTCACATTGGGAGGCGACTGGTGGTTTATAAGAGGGTTATATTCAAATCTTTTTGGTGGTTGAAGAGGTGACTGGAGGTTTGTTGTAAGAGGGTTGTATTCAAATCTCTTTTGTAAATTTTCTAATGGTGTTGATTTGGATGGTTTAGGAGGTGGAGGAGGTAATCTTGAGAGTGAAATTCTTCTAACACTATTTCTACTTGTTTCATTATTAATTTGTAAAGTTTTTGGAATAGATAATGGTGAAAAAGTAGTGTACTGGTTCATTTT